CCACAAGGTACTGGCGCACCTTGGCGCGTAAGCGCGATTCAGGTGTCTACGGGCGGCACGGTTTACGCCAAACCAATGAACACACAATGAACTATTTTGGCATTCCTATTCGGAATGGTGTTGCCATTGGTCTTGGCAATATTGCTGCTCTTTTTTCGGGTAGGGCAACGCCGTATTCCGGCCCGACTGCCGTTGACTATTTGGTCGTTGGCGGTGGCGGTGGCGGTGGTGGTGCATCCACTGTGGGAAATGCTGGTGCTGGTGGTGGCGCAGGCGGTTATCGCACAGCAAATTCTTTAGCCGTATTAGGAAGCGTTCCCTACACATTAACAATTGGTGCGGGTGGCGCAGGCGGTGCCGGCGGTGGTGCGTCAACAGGTTACAACGCAACGCAAGGTTCTAGTTCTGTGTTTGATACCGTCACTTCTGCTGGCGGTGGTTATGGTGCTTGCTACAACGCAACTTCAGTAGTAAGTGGTCGTGCTGGTGGGAGTGGTGGAAGTGGTGGTGGTTCTCTTGCGGCAAACTCAGGTGGTGCTGGAAATACCCCATCCACATCACCAAGCCAAGGAAATAATGCTGGAACATCTCTTGATGATGGAGGTTCTGGTGGTGGCGGTGCTGGTGCAGTTGGTGGCAACGCAACTAATGTAAGTGGCGGCAATGGTGGTGCTGGAACAGCGTCCAGCATCTCTGGCTCAAGCGTTACCTACGCTGGTGGCGGTGCTGGGGCTGGGCGACCATCTTCAGGCGGCTCTAACGGGACAGGCGGCGCAGGCGGCGGTGGGACTGCAAGTTCAGCAAATCCCGGCAACGCTGGCACTGCCAACACAGGTGGTGGCGGTGCTGGTAATACTGACGGAGCAAACAACACAACCGCAAACTTTATCGGCGGTGCTGGTGGTTCTGGTGTTGTCATTATTCGCTACGCAGACACCTATGCCGCCGCAACATCAACCACAGGCTCTCCAACAATCACCGTAGCTGGCGGCTACCGTGTATATCAATGGACTTCATCGGGCTCAATCACTTTTTAAGGAAAACATATGAGTCATTTTGCAAAAGTAGAAAATGGGGTAGTTGTTAATGTTATTGTTGCGGAACAAGACGTTATCGACTCAGGCATTTTCGGTCACGGTTGGGTGCAGACCTCATACAACACGCACGGTGGCGTTCATGCCAACGGCGGCACTCCACTGCGTAAGAACTACGCTGGCGTGGGCTATACCTACGATGTGAGCCGCGATGCGTTCATCCCGCCACAGCCATTCCCGTCATGGACTATGAGCGATGACACTTGCCTCTGGTCTGCCCCAACGCCAATGCCTACAGATGGTGGCTTGTACACATGGGATGAAGCCACATTGTCTTGGCTTGAGATTACTAACTGACATGAAACAATACCTAAAGGACACTCATGGCAAGCACATACTCCCCCTCGCTACGGATTGAACTGATTGGCGCTGGCGAACAAGCCGGAACGTGGAACAACACGACTAACACCAACCTTGGTACGCTGATTGAGTCGGCTATTGCTGGATACGTGGCTGTGTCCGTTACCTCGGCTAACCAAGCTTTTACTGCGCTGGACGGTGCTGCTGACCAAGCGCGAAACGCCGTCATTGCACTGAGCACCACAACCTCGGCCAACTTTGCCGTCTACGCTCCCCCGCAGGAGAAGACATACATCATCTACAACACCACTGCTTATACAGCGACTATCTACAACTCTACGGTACAGGGCAATACAACCGCAGCGGGCACAGGGGTCGCGGTAACCACAGGGGGCAAAGTGGCGGTGTTCAGTGACGGAACCAACTTCCGAACTACTGACGCTGGTAGCTTCTCCGGGGTGCTTCCGGTGGTTAACGGTGGCACGGGCGTAACTACTTCCACGGGCACGGGCAGCACGGTTTTGAGCGCCAGCCCTACGTTTACAGGAGTTCCGGCTGCGCCTACTGCTTCTTTCGGGACTAACACGACGCAGCTTGCTACCACTGCATTTGTACAAGCGGCTATGTACCCAGTTGGTTCAATCTACATCAACGCGACCAACGCAACCAACCCCGGAACACTGTTTGGCTTTGGCACTTGGGTAGCATTCGGCGCTGGGCGCGTGCCTGTGGGCTTTGACTCTAGCAATGCCTTGTTTGACACGGCTGAAGAAACAGGCGGCTCTGCGAATGCAATTACTGTTAGCCACACGCACACAGTTACAGACCCCGGACACGTACACGGTGTAAATTATATAAGTGACGCAGCACCCAATACCTTCAATTTGAATGGCGCTGGGGTTAGGGGTTCGTCAGTTGCTTTTACAGACTCGGCTGTTACTGGAATCAGCATAAACTCCGCTGGCTCTTCGGGCACAAACGCTAACTACCAGCCGTACATCACTGTGTATATGTGGAAACGGACTGTGTAAATGATCGAGGTTCTACTCGCGCAATTGCCAACCATACAAGCCCCCGTGTATGTGTGCGTGCAGTGGGCGTGGGTGTGGAGCGAGAAGTATCCTTTTAATCCGTATGTCTGGTGTGTACAGTGGCGGGAGAAAGACAAGTGATTGATCCGGTAACAGCGTTTGCTACGGCGCAAGTTGCGATAAAAGGTATTCAAGCCGCTATCAAGATGGGCAAGGATATCCACGCAATAACTGGTGACCTGACAAAGTTTTTTGAGTGCAAAGATGTAGTAGCTAAAGCAGCGGTCAATCCAAAAAAGAGTACGTTTGGAAAGTCGGACACCGCGCAGGCATTTGAGACTGTTCTTCATGCCAAACAACTTCAGGACGCTGAGAACGAGCTTAAAGAATACTTAATCATGTCCGGGGACGCAGATGTTTGGCAAGCCATTATGTTGGAACGTAATAACATTGTCGCTCGGCGCAAGGCCGAAGAAAAACAAGAAGCGTTGGCTAGAGCCAAGCGGTCCAAGGAAGTCAGTGAAGCAATAAATTTAATTTTAATGGTTGCGCTGGGCGGTTTGGTGGTCATCCTTGTTGCATGGGCGACTGTTCAATTTGTTGATTTTAAAGGACGATAACATGATTCCAATCATTGGGGCACTGCTGGGTACGCTAGCTGAAAGCGGCTTAGGTCTTTTGTCTTCCGCCATTCAAGCCAAAGGCAAAGAGGTTGTTGAAAACGCCATCGGCGTAAAGATTTCTGACAACCCAAACTCGGAAGAAATTGCGAAGCTGCGCCAACTTCAGTTTGACCATGAAGAACGCCTACTGGAGTTGGGTATTGAAAAAGCCCGTCTTGAGCAAGAAGAACTGAAAGCACTGCTTGCCGCCCAAGCCAGTGAAAACAACAACATAACTGACCGCTGGAAAGCGGATATGTCTTCTGACTCTTGGCTTTCCAAAAACATCCGACCTCTGGCTCTGATTGCCATCTTTGTGGCGTTCTTCTTGTTCACCATGATGTCGGCCTTCGGGTTTAACGCTCAAGAGAGCTATGTGAATTTGCTGGGGCAGTGGGGGCAAATCATCTTCCTCGCTTATTTTGGAGGCCGAACGGTAGAGAAATTGGCAGACATGAGGAGCAAAAAATGAGTCTTTCCCAAGAACAAGCCGCATTCCTACTGGATGCCTGCAAGCTGATTCAATACGCTACTGAGCAAGGATTCATGGTCACTGGGGGTGAACTTGCCCGTACCCCTGAACAGCAGGCTATCTACGTCAAAACAGGGCGCTCAAAGACTTTAAATTCAATCCACCTAAAACGATGCGCTATTGACTTGAACTTCTTCAAAGATGGGCAGATAATCTGGAACAAAGAAACGCTTGCTCCACTTGGCGCTTATTGGGAGTCTTTGCACTCCAAGAACCGCTGGGGTGGAAATTTTAAATCGCTCGTAGATTGCCCTCATTTCGAGCGTAACGTGGGGTAAAAAGTGCCTTTACAAAAACTCCAACTTCGTCCCGGTATAAATCGGGAATCAACTACGCTTGCTAATGAGGGCACGTACTTTGAGATGGATAAAGTTCGTTTTCGTTCAGGCTATCCAGAGAAGATTGGCGGCTGGGTTGCTGATACGGGCACAACCACTTCTACGCTAACACCCCCTGCAGGTTCGTTCTGGGGTGTTTGCCGCTCTCTGTGGAACTGGATTACGTTGTCTAACTACAACTTGCTGGGCGTTGGCACAAACCTGAAGTTCTATATACAGAACAGCGGTGGCGGTTATTTCTACGATGTAACCCCTATCCGCACTACCACCGCTGCTGGTGATGTAACTTTTGCAGCTACCAACGGGTCGACCACCTTGACGGTTACGGACGCCGCGCACGGAGCGCGAGCGGGGGACTTTGTCACGTATAGTGGCGCAGTCACGCTTGGTGGAGTAATTACGGCGGTTGTGCTTAATAAAGAGTACCAAGTAGTGACTGTCATTAGCAATAACGTCTACACCGTCACCTCTACCGTTGCAGCAAACGCTTCTGATGTCGGCAATGGTGGTAGTGCTACTGTGGGTACGTACCAAATTACAACCGGCTCTGATATTTACACGAACAGCGTGGGCTGGGGTGCTGGTGGTTGGGGCGGTATTACCACGGGATATACAAGCATAGGCTGGGGTTCGCCCGCTTCTTCGGGTTTGGGACTTGGCACGCAACTTCGCCTGTGGAGTCAGTCTAATTACGGGCAGGATTTGATCTTTAACCCCCGTGGTGGTGGACTGTACTACTGGACAGTTAACGCCAACCCAAATATTTTTGACCGGGGCACTTTACTTACCGCTGGGGATACCCCAGACATTTGTAATTTTGTCATGGTGTCGGATGCCTCACGTTTTGTAGTTGGCTTTGGTGTAAATGACTACGGCTCCGCCGTACAAAGCCCGATGCTGATACGCTGGTCAGATCAAGAAGACTACACGCAATGGACCCCGGCTGTCACTAATCAAGCAGGCAGCTATACACTCAGCCACGGTTCCCAGATTGTTTCTGCTATGCAAACCCGGCAGGAGATTCTGGTGTGGACAGACGCGACGATCTATTCCATGCAATATCTTGGCCCCCCGTACGTGTGGGGTTTTCAACTGCTTGCCGACAACATATCTATTATTAGTCCAAATGCAGCGTCTACGGCTAGCAACGCTGTTTATTGGATGGGCGTGGACAAGTTCTACCTGTATTCCGGGCAAGTAGAAACCCTATATTGCCCCCTTCGTCAGTATATTTTTGGCAATATTAATCTGTCTCAGTCGTTTCAGGTTTTTTCTGGTACGAACGAGGGATACAACGAGATTTGGTGGTACTACTGCTCAGCTAGCTCAACGACAGTTGACAGCTATGTGGTGTACAACTACTTAGAGAAAGTCTGGTCTTACGGGACTTTAGCCCGTACTGCTTGGATGGACAGTCCCCTGCGTTCTCAGCCTATGGCAACCACCTATGGAAACCAGCTTGTGTATCACGAGACTGGCGTGGATGACGGCACGACCAACCCACCTTCGGCCATTACTTCGTATATACAGTCTGCTGACTTTAATATTGGTGACGGGCACAACTACGGGTTTGTCTGGCGGATGGTTCCAGATATTACGTTTGACGGCTCGTACGTCAATAACCCGTCGGTGACCTTCACTATGCGTCCACGACAGAATCCGGGCGCTAATTACAACTCGGCAAATACGCCTACGGTTGCCAGCACGCAGAACTATCAAGGGCAGCGGAACTATGCAGTGCAGCAGTTTACGGAGATCGTCTATACGCGAGTCCGTGGTAGGCAGATGGCGTTTAAAGTCAGCTCTGATGGGCTTGGTGTGCAGTGGCAGCTTGGCGTGCCGTCCATTGACTTCCGGCCTGACGGCAGACGTTGACTTATGAACCGATTACAGTGTATAATAAAAGCTCTTTTAGGAGGGCTTATGCCAAAGTTTATTGATCGCGCTGGACAGCGTTTTGGTCGTCTTTTGGTGGCGGAAGAGGCGGGACGTAATGCGCTAAAAAAGGTTTTATGGAGGTGCGTTTGTGATTGCGGCAATGTGGCCGTGCGTACTTCCGGTGATTTGGTAACAGGGAACTCTGTTTCATGCGGCTGTTATTTGAGGGAAAAAATCACCAAACACGGTGGCTGGAACAAATCTTCCTACAATACGTGGCGGGGAATGCAGCGGCGGTGCAACAATCCTTTAGACAAAGACTATAAACGCTATGGGGCCGTTGGCATAAAAGTGTGTCCTCAGTGGGGTGACTACTTACAATTTGAGCGCGATATGGGGGAGCCGTCCGGCACAGAAACGCTTGATCGCATAGACCCCTACGGGCACTACTCCCCTGAAAACTGCCGCTGGGCTTTGTTGCCGACACAAGCAAGAAACGTCCGTGTCCGCGAAAATAGCACGTCCGGCCACACAGGAGTACACATGCGCTATAAGAAGTGGTACGCTGAAATTACAGCAAAGAAAAAAAAGTTTTATTCCTCGGCTTGCAACACTGTGGAAGAAGCCGCCGCTGCACGTAAAGAGCTAGAACGAATTCACTGGGGAGTTGCATGAGCAATCCGTTAATTCGTGCTCCACGTTTAGCCAGTCCTACGCCTGAGTACGACCAACAGTATATGGAGGCGTTGCTCAGTAATTTGCGCCTGTATTTCAATCAACTGGACAACCCCGGTTCCATACTGGCCTCTACACAAGATGTCGCTGGTAAAATTACCACTGCGCTTAGCTTTAGCCAGCCGGGAACTACCGCCGGGACTCTGCGTATTAGTCTTCCAACACAGGTAGACCAAGCGGCGGGCAAGCTCAAGACCGGAGACGTTTACTATGACACAACTACGTTTGTGCTAAAGGTAGCCCCATGATAAACTCGACTCAACCCCCATTTCAGAGGCAACTATGAGCTTACAAATTGCTGCACAGCATCTCGCCTCTCGCGGCAGGGGGCCAGACACACAGTTAATGCACATGGCCCCACAAGAAGTTGCGGGCTTGCAGGCGCTTGCCAAAGCACATGGCGGCTCCCTCACGATCAATCCAGATACGGGTTTACCCGAAGCGGGCTTCCTGTCTAGCATCCTGCCGATGGTGGTGGGCGCTGGTTTGATGGCTGCAACTGGCGGCGCTGCAACTCCTTTGATTGCGGGTATGAGTAACGCCGCCCTCATTGGGTTGGGTACGGGCGCAGTCACAGGTTTAGCTACAGGCAGTCTTTCCAAAGGTCTGATGGCTGGCTTGGGCGCATACGGCGGAGCCGGACTGGCTGGCGGGGTGATGGGTGCTGGTGCGGCGGGGGCTGGAGCCGGAGCGGGAATGAGTGCTTTGGATGCGGGTATGGGGGTCATGCCAACGGGAACTATCGGGGCCGCGCAAACCCTTGCACCCAGCGCTTTAGATGCAGGTATGAACGTGTATCCCGGCGTGGCTACAAGTTCGGCTTCACCTTCTTTTTACGATGCAATGGGGCACGTAGGCAACCCCGCCGCTGGCGGTCAACTTGCAAACGCAATTCCCCCTACACAAGCGGGGGCGATGGTGCCAACCACGGTAACAGCGCCCGTAACCCCCCCAGCCCCCGTTGCTGTAGCCCCCACACCAGAACCGTCCTTTTTCAATAAGTTCTTAGGCAAAGCCGCGTCAAAAGGCGTAGAGGAAACAGGTGTTGGCGGTTTGTCTGGCCTACTTAAATACGGCGGTGCTGCCGCTGCTCCTTTATTGATGAGCAGCATGGATTCAAGCGCTGGAAGCGCTCTGCCTGCCGCGAACAAACTGCGCCCTTATGAATACACCTACAATCCGGGGCGCGTTGCTAATCCGCAGGCTGGATACACCGGAGCAGAGTCTGGACAGCGCACATACTTCAACCCCACGTTTACACGCACAGCAGCGGCGGGCGGTATGACATCCGACATGCCTATGAACTCCTCGTACGCCAGCGGCGGTATCAGCACGCTGGGTGGTTACTCGGATGGTGGTCAGTTGCTGCGCGGCCCCGGTGATGGCGTATCTGACAGCATTCCTGCCGATATTGGAGGCAAACAACCTGCCCGCCTTGCCGATGGTGAGTTTGTGGTGCCCTCGCGGATTGTCTCTGAACTTGGCAATGGCTCAACCGAAGCAGGCGCTAAACAGCTCTACGCAATGATAGCCCGCGTCCAGAATGCCCGGAAGAAGTCTATGGGCAAAGACAAAGTAGCAACGAACAGCAAAGCCGCCAACCTCCTCCCCGCCTGACCATGCCACTGCACCACGTATCGCCCAACCTTATGCCTTCTATCTGGCCGCTGGCAGCGCCGTTGCTGCAAAAAGCCATTGATCTTGACCCCAGTGCAATAACCATTGAGCAAGTGGAGTACGGCATTCGCACGGGAGCGTACTATTTGTTGGTTTGGGAAGAACCAGAAGAAGGCATCACAGGCGCGGTTACCATTAGCTTTCAAGATTTACCCATGCACCGCATTGCCCACGCGCACCTGATGGGCGGTAAGAGTATTGTTCGCAAGCACGTATTTGAGTCCGCGATGCAGTGGATGCGGCTACACGGAGCTACCAAGGCACAGTGCTGGTGTCAAGACAATTTAGTGCCAATGTACGAGAAAATGGGTATGACTAATACCCACAAAGTAATGAGGATTGAACTATGATTATTGGCACTAAATACAGTGGGTATTCCCGCGACAACCGCAGGCTGTATCCAATGGACGGTGGTAGCCCCGCTCCAGCTCCCGCCCCTGCCGCCACAAGCATGACGCAGACGCAGGACTTGCCAGACTGGGCTATTCCCTACGCGCAAGATGTTCTGGGCAAAGGGTCGGCGTTGGCTTCGGCACCGTATCAAGCTTACACCGGAGAGCGCACAGCGCAGTTCACCCCCTTGCAACAGCAAGCGTTTCAGGCAGCGGGGGCTATGGGGCCATCTGCTGCCACGGGCGATGCCACTCAACAGGCGCTGAATACCTCGTACGACCCATACAATCCGGGGCAGTTCAACGCGCAAACTTCGCAGCAGTACATGGACCCGTACATGCAGAACGTGGTAAACATACAGCAACGCGAAGCGCAGCGTCAAGCCGATATTGCTGGCACACAGCGCGGAGCGCAAGCAGTTAAGGCCGGGGCGTTTGGCGGTAGCCGTCAAGCCATCACCGATGCAGAAGCAGCGCGGAACTTAGCCACACAACAAGGCGACATTCAAGCTCGTGGGTTGCAGGACGCATACACCCGTGGACAGACTCAGTTCAATACAGAGCAGCAGCTCGGGGAACAATCAAAACAATACGGCGCTGGCTTGGGGCTTCAGGGCTTGCAGACCGCCCTCACAGGTGCGAACCAAGGCTTCCAGCAAGGGATGGATGTCAATAAGCTGCAACAACTCACGGGCACTACACAACAGCAACGCGACCAAACGGTCTTGAGCCAGCAGTACCAAGACTTCCTCGACCAGAAACGTGCTCCCTATCAACAACTGGAGTTCCAGTCCAACCTCTTGCGCGGCACGCCATCGGGCACGGCACAAACACTGTACACAGCACCGCCAACGGGGCTGGCTACGGCAGCGGGTTTGGGTACGGCAGCACTCGGCCTGTCAAAACTTGGGAGCATGGCAAAAGGCGGCAAGGTCAAAGCAAAGAAACAACGCCCTGCTGGTCTGGCTGAGTTGGCGCTCTCAAAGATGGCATAAGGGTAAACCATGATTAACGTCAATCAAATTACGTCGCAACTGGCCCGGATGCCTGACCAAGCGCTACAGCAGTACGCGCAGATGCACAAGAACGACCCGTACACGGTGTCGCTGGCACTGGCTGAGTCCAACCGCCGCAAAGTATTACGCACAAGCGCACAGGGTCAACAAGACATGACCCCACCGCCAAAAGTAGTTGACCAAGACATTGCCGCGATGACATCCCCCATGCCCGAGGATGTAGGTATCGGCGCACTCCCAGCGCCCAACATGCAGGGTATGGCCGAGGGTGGCATTGTGGCTTTTGCAGGGGAAGGCCCGTCTTTGGTGCGTGGAGATGTAGGCGCAGAGTTGGATTTGGCTAGAACCAAAGAACGAATCATTCAAGATACTTTGCGGGGGCCAAGCGGCGGTCTTGCATATCGTCGGCAACAACCAGAATCCTACGCAGGACTACAAGCCGCGATGGAACAAGCACGCCAAGAACGCGAACTGGCCGAAGCTGCATACCAGCAAGCAAACTCACAGGCTCCATATTTTGGCGGGCCAACTGGTAATACCTCATTCTCGGCACCCTCCACGCCTCCAGTTACCTCTCCTGCCCCTGCTGTTTCTACAGGTGTTGCAAGTTCTAATGCGGACCGAGGCAACTACCCGGGGCAAGGCTCAACGGGCACGCAGGCTCCTGCTCCTGCTGCCCCTCGTGCGTCAGCTCCTCGTGCGCCCGTTGCAGCAACACCAGCAGACCAAACAGCACAAGACTACTTGGCACAGTTAGAAGGCATGCGGAAAAAACGGGGGACTGTTGTTGACCCTTACGCCGCAGATACCAGAGCAATTAACGAAAAAGCAGAGCAAGGCGTAAAAGAAGGCATTGCAGCGCTTAAAGCAGACCAAGCGGCTGATATGGCCGTAATGCGCAAAGGCCAAGAAGGACGTATTAACAAACGCGAAGGCGAAATAGAGAAGTCCAAAGATACCAATACAGGCTTGGCTTTTCTTGAAGCGGGTCTGGCAATGATGCAGGCACGCGGTCCCGGATTAGCTGCTATTGCACAAGGCGCGGGCATAGGCGTTAAACAGTACGCCGCAGGTATTGACAAAATCAAATCAGCACAGGAAAAACTGGACGATGCGCGTGACCGTATGGAAGAGTTGCGCCAAAATCAAGAATCCATGAACAAGAGCGCCATACGTGCCGAAGAAAAGGATTTGCGCAAAACTGTACTGGACGGACAACGCGAACTTCGTGCCGGAGTGGTAGCCGCAACAGGCGTGAGCGACGCTGATTTCCGTACGTCCGTGGCTACTAAAATTGCATCCGCCGAGTTAGATAAAAAATTGGCGACCACATTGGAAGCAGCACGAATTGCGGCGGGTCCGGGAATGGAACGCAATAAAATGCTGGCGCAGCAATATGGTGGGCAAGACAAAGTACGCAAAGACTACATCACTTTACAAACCAAAGTCATGGCCGATCTAAGCAAAAACCCTAATTACGCGCTGGAACAAGACCCAAATAAGAAGACGGCGCTTTACAACAACGCTTTACGTGCCGCGCTGCAAAACAACCCGTTCCTGTCTTCTTATGCGGCGGGAATAGGGTTCAACAAAGCCCCTGAAAGTGGTGCGGTACGCTCGCTAGACGAAGATTAGTAATCGTGCGAAAATAAAATACGTCTTCCCGGAACTGACCTACCGGAGAGTCGCACACACAACGGTCTAACAATTCGATTGATATGGCTAAATACCTACCTTTGCCGGACGGCTCATCGCTTAAAGTTGCTGACGATATGTCCTACGACGAGGCAATGGCAAAGGCTAGAGTCAAGTTTCCCGATTTATTTCAAGCCACTACCGCTGCCCCCAAAGAAGGCTTGATGGCCGATGTCATGGGGGCGGGTTCCAACCTGCTGAATATTGGCCGCACAGGTATAGCGGCCTTGACAGGGGATGCCACTCAAGCGGCACAAGCAGGCTTGACCCGCCAAGAAGAACTCCAGAAAAAATACAAGTCGGGTTTTGAACCCGAAAAGGTGTTTGATAAGTTTAACCAAGGTGAGTACCTCGGCGCTGCTGGCGAAGCGATCCGTCAAGTGCCATCGGCTATGGCTAGCCTCGTACCGTCCATCGGGCAAGAGTTTGGTTTGGCTGCGGCTGGCCGTCTTGGTGGCGGTGCGCTGGGCGCTTTGGCTGGCCCCGCCGGTGCTGTTGCTGGTGCCCAAGTTGGTCAATACGCCGTTCCGTTTCTAGTCAACGCCATTCAAGCGTTGGGTGGGCAAGCCCAAGAAAAAATCCAAACACAAAAAGAAGCAGGCGAAAAGCCGGATGTCAGCGCTTTGGAACTTGCCCCGTATGCCGCAGTTAACGCAGCATTCAATTTGGTGGGCACCAAGATTGCCATGCCAAGCGTCTTTAAAAACGCAATCGGTAAAAAAGTAGCTGAAGAGACCGCCGATGCCGCAGCCGCCGCAGCGCGAAAAGAACTTATTGACGAAGCCCGCAAGGTAGCGGGTCGTGGCACGCTTGAAACAATCGCCCGTGGTACGGGCGGGTTTGCCTTGGGCGAGTTGCCAACCGAGATTTTGCAGGACGTAGTTGACCGTGCAGCCGTTGGCAAGCCTCTGGCGGACGACGATGCGTTCAAGAGCTACCGTGCCACAGCGCTGAACATGGTGCTGGCTTCTCCGCTTGGTGGGGGCTTGGGCGTGCATGAGCGTATGGGAGCAAGGTCCACGGTAGCTACGGAAGACAGGCAGATTGCCGCTAAACAAGCAGCAGAACAAGCAGCCGCAGACCAAGCCGCTAGGAACACGCCAGAGTACGCGCTTAAGATTGCAGATGACTATGCCGCAGCCGAGAAGGCCAAAGCGGATTTGATTGCCCAGAAGCGCAAGATAACTAAAGACTCGCCCACCGCGACAGCGGACAAAGCGTTTAACGCCGAGCTTAACCAGCAGCTTCAAGACTTAGCGCCCGAACTTTCACGACTGGGCGCGGAGTACAACAGGCTTGCCCCCGCGATCAAACAGATTCAAGTTACGCAAATCCCCGGCTACCAAGCACAGCTTCCCGGTTTTGAACCTGCGGGCACAACCGCACCACCAACGGCTGAACCGACTACAGAAGCGCCTGTTGATTACGCGCAGCAGGTACGCCAGCTCCAGCAACTTGACGAAGATCAGCAGGTACAACTTGCACAGACATCGGACCCAGAAGAGCTTATTAAGTTACTTGACCGACAGGATAAAACTCGCGCTGCATTGGCTGACGCTATTAAAGCTGCCGCTGCTACGCCAAAATCTAGTGCGGACAAGTTGGCACGTATTACCCGCCATCTTAAAATTGCTAAAAAAGAAGGCGATTCCGACCAGATTCGTAAATACGCCCAACAGCTGCTTGAACTAAAAGCGGAGGGGCTTACGTCAAGACAGCAAGAAATCCCTCTGGCAAGGTTTAAAAACAAGTCGGAAACAACCGCGCAGTTCAATAAGCGCACGTACGAACCGCAGGGGGACTTACAAGAACAGCAGACTTCCTTGCTAGAGCAACCCTACGCCGATTACCTGAGCGACCAAGAAATGCTCGACCGTATGCGCCAAGACGGCTTTACGGAGCAAGACATTGCGAGGATGGAAAAGCAAGCGCAGATGGGCAAATCTGCAACAGTGTCCGAGCAAGGCTTGTTGTTTGGGCAAGAGACAAACAGCGGTATCCAGTCAGGTGAAAAGCGGGCTGCGCCCACGGCGTCTCGCGCTGAGCTGCAAGCGGAGATTCAGATTGCCCGTGAAACAGGCAACAAGGCCGCAGCAAACCGTGCGCAAAAACAACTGGATGATCTGGCTCCGAGCGAAAAAGGCGAAGACAAGTTTGCGGGCACTACGGCACAGAGACAAGGGGACTTTGCACGCGCAAGACAACCTGTACGGGTATCTCAACAACAAGATGCTGCTGATGCACGCGCCCAAGCCTACGCTGACATGGTTTCGATTGTGTCTAAGTACAACAAGGGTTTGGCGAAAGCCGACGAACTGGAAACGGCGCGTGCTGCTGTCGTAGACAATTTAATTACTGACATTGAGGCTACACGCGGCGTTGCTGTGTCCGAAGAAGAAGCCAGCGTTATCCGGGCACAGGCTAACCAACTGCTGTACGACCTTGTGTCGCGCTTTGGTGACACGCGTAACCTGAGTCAAAAAGACAAAGACCTGTTCTTACCCGCGCAAAACAAAGACGGCTCGTTCTCTGCATCGCCTGTTGAGGGTAGAGGCTTTCCTACCGTTGAATCTCGCGCTCCGGGACGGCAGACGTTTGCCAAGCAGTACGCTGCCAGCCAGTCAATCAAAGAAGGCTTGAACGAACTGAAGAACAAGGCTGTTGCCACCAACCAAACAACCGTTGAGCGCAAGCTGTCGGTTGCTCAAGATACCGAGAAGACTCTGCGGGCTGAACTGGACAGAGCCTTTGCGCGTGGCGACATCCCCGCTAATCAGCGAGAGGTACTGGAGGCTATTGCCGACAACCTCCAAATGTTCAACATTAACCCCGAGCGCCGCAGCATGGCCGCAGCGTATGCTGCACGTATCAACGCCCGTGTTGCACCATCGGCAGAGCTTACGTCAGATATCAAAGCTGAGTTAGCCACGATTGAACGCGCTAAACGGTCTGAAACGCAGATTGAAACACGGGAAAGGTTTTTTGGTGGGGGTACAAAAGTCACCACTGCACAACAACAAGAGTTGTTTGCTTCGGATAAAGAACTGCAAGGGTATATTTTTGACACCCCTGCTGCGTTCGACAAGTGGCTTGCCAGCGATGCACTGCAACAAATGCGTTCCTCGGTTGGTTTGGGTATGCCGACAATCTCGCGCCTGCTTCAGCGTTTGGCTCCGTTTCAAAAACGTGCAGATGCGTTCCGCGCTCAAGCCGATGCGTTAACAACACGCATTGAAAATCTTGGCGCTCAATATCAAGCACTGCAAACCCGTAAGGCAGCAGACGCTGTTTCGCTCAGAGAGATGTCTTCGGCAGAACGTACGGCACGCAGCGCCCAGCTACGTTTGGCACAAGAAATGTTGAGTGAAGCAGAAGCTAATTTAAAAGCCGTCCAAGATAGGATGGATGCCGAGCTGACAGCATACCAGCAAGAATTTATACAAGCAGAAACAGCGTTTAACTTCTCCGTAAAAACCTCGGAAGACATCACCAAAGCTATTGCCGCTAACACCACGGAGTTTCAAAAAGGTGAGATGGCCGCAATCCGAAAGGTATTGGACGCTAAGAAAGAACTGGATTTCCTGCTTAATAAATTAAAGTCTGATATGTTCCCCGGCGGCGCAGACAAGACGGCAGGTAAAAACTGGGCCAGCGTACTTGAAGACTTTAGTAAAGACAAAAAAGTAGTTGTTGCACAACAAAAAATTGTAGACGCTACGCGCCAGTGGCGGGCATCGTTTGCTTTGAACCAGACGCAAAGCCGGGTCGTTGCCTTTTTGGACAAAGACTTGAACTTCCAGATGCAGTTGCAAGAAGAAGCAAACCAGATGGACGAGCTGGTGTCGCGGATGCTTAACGCCAAACTGACTCTGGACTTGGCCTTCAAACAACAGCAGCGTAAGCCTGCCAACAAAGCCGAACTGAGGGCTGCTGGTCAAGATATGTTGGCTGCACGCGACCTTGTGTCTAAGGCAGAAACTGCTCTGGCAGACGTTACGGCTACTGAAAAAGCGCTGTTGGCAGAGATGAACAGGACGAACGTCAACGTAGCTGCAAAAGAAGATGTGGCTAATTTTGTTGACATTATGAAAGCGGCTACGGATTTAGAAAAACAACTCGCGTCAGAAATGCGTTTAGCCAGCGCTGAACGCGCCTTCCAGCTTGCCGAAGCTGCACGCTTAACACCCAAGATGCCAGCGCAGACACGCCTTGGTGCGCCAAAAAACGAAACAAAGGCAGACCGCGAAGCACGGGACAACGCAGAACGCAATACCGAGCAGACGCAAATTGAAGCGCTACAAGCACTCCCTGCCGAGCGTGTCTCGTTTGAGAAACGCCGCAAACTGCTGGATGTGGTGAACGCAGTTCCTGAACGCGTGCTTGAGCTTGATGCCGTGATTGACGGCGCTGACGAGATGATAGCCAACACGCAGGCGCGTGCAGAGCGTGTTCAAGCAGAGATCGCCGCGCTTGATGTGCAGATTGCCGCCAGCGCAAAGAAGGTGTTCAGCAAAGGCAAAGGGTTCAAAAACAAACTTGAGCGGCAGTCCGAAAAGATCGTGTTAGACCGTTTGCGCGAAGAACGCGCTGCATTGGTTGCCACTCTTCCGCGTGTTGAAACCGAAGTTGCCCAGATCAAAGCCGAACAGGTAGATGCCCAAGGCAAAAAAACCAAGCTGTTGACCCGCGCTGCGGAGATTGAGCAGCAGTTTGCTAACGACGTGCAGTACAACGCCGAAGGCGAAGCGCTGCCGAACCCCATTTTTGAGACTATTAATGCCCGGATACCGAAGGTACAGCAGAACATTGCCAAGAACGAAGACCTGCTTCAGAACGAAAAAGGCCAGTCGGCCAAATTGCGCGAATCCCGCGAACGCGCCGTACGCAAATACAAACGGGAACTTGCCTCACTTGAGGCTAGACGGGATACTAAACGCGGTATAGAACGCGCTCCAGTTGCTAAAGGGCGTATTGAGGCTGCGCCGGACGAAGATGTGGTGGGGTCGGAGCGCTTACCTGCACGCAAGATTGGCCCCGTGGTGCGCAAAATCGGTGTTGGACAAGGCAAAGTATTGCAGGCCGGACAAGTACGCCCAATAACAGGCCTGCAAGCGCAGCGCAGCGCCAATGTAGTTTCTTTAGACGCACTGCGTAAGAAGGTAGCCGACGCACAAGAAACTGCTAAACAAGCTGCGCTTGCTGTAGGCAAAGCCAAAGCGGCTGATTCCGATGCAGCTTTGCAACGCTCGGATGCTGCGGACAACGCCCTTTACGCGGCTGAGCTAGAACTTCAAACGGCTATTGAGAACAGCAAAACCGGGCCGCAACGTAGAAAAGAAGCCGCCGCAGAACAGGCTGCTTTAGCCGCAGAATCGGCGGTTGAAGATGTAGTAAACCAAAGCACTGCTGGAAAAATACCCGAAGAACCCAGCTTTGCCCGTGGCGTGGAAGTTGAAAGCCCTGACCTCACGCCAACTCAAGTTATGTCGCTCCAAGAAAACGACATTGGTGCGGCGTTGCAGGACATGGCAAGCGACAAAGGTACATCCACGCTTAACCGTGCAGTAGCTCAGCGCTTGGCTATATTGCTTGACAAAACTAATTCTGAGATTGTCCCCGGCCTGACGGATAAAAACGGCAAGGAAGTGCTGGGCATGGCTACCAGCCGCATGGTTTCGTTAAACCAAAATGGCGGCTTGTCTCAGGAAGTTTTGCTGCATGAAGGCACACACGCAGGCACAGAGCGTGTCATTCAGATGTACGAGATAGACCCGAGTATGCTTTCGGAGATGCAACGCGTTGCTATACGCGAACTAAAGATGCTCCATGCTGCGGCTAAAGCAGATCCCCGCATCACCAGCGTTAATGCCAAAAGCAGCTTGTCCGAGTTCGTGGCCGAGGTCATGTCGAACAGAAACTTGCAAGAGCAGTTGCGTAAAAAGCCGTGGAAACTGTCTGACGCTTTTGCCGGGTTTAAAAGCATCATCATGCGTATGCTGGGCGTGGAAAAAACGGACACCATGCTGGGGTCGGCAATCACCGCCATCGACGCGCTGTTCGTTCCCCCTTCGTACCGCTACATTGAGAACGGAACGGTTGAAACGCCTGTGGCGCATGTACTGGCTCAGAAAGATATTGCGGCCCTTGAAGACGGAAGCAACTCGATGCGGGAGTTTGCCGCGCAGTTTGGTATTGAAATCAAGCAGAAAGACCGTACCCCCGAAGATGCTGACCGCATTGGTAAAGCCCGATTAGAAGACATGAAGGCAAACCCGCTCGACTACATTGCTCCTGCTGAGTCAGAAAAACTAGACTACCGCGCCATCATGTCGGACGGTAAACCGTACGACGCAGACAACCCGCTGCATTTTGTTGAGGCCGATGTAGCGTACCCCGAATCAAAGCTGATTGCGCCGAACCGTATCGGTGATGTTGCACCTGTGCAAGCGCTGGTTGAAGCGCCGGAGGTGCCAGTTTACGCACCGAAAGCGTATGGCGTAAAAGACGAAGGCAAAGGGCGCTTCTCCTTTACATCACGCCGCACCCCCGGCGAGTTTGACGCAACGCCCGAGCCGTCCGCTGTTGATAAGTTTTTTGGCAATGTGCTTGGGCTTGCCGGACGTATGCAGCTCGTTGACAAGTTTGCTGCGGTGTCCGAAGCTTTCAAAGTTGGCATGAGTAAGGGTGTGCTGACAGATGTTGAGGCGGGTAACGCAGAATACTTGCTTCGTTTTGGTGAGCACCGCAGTCAGCTTGCTACTCAGTTTCTTACCAACGGCTCCGTGTCGCTGGTCACGACCAAGACGGACAGAGGTATTGAGCACACCTACCAAAGCACCAAGGGTGCGAACGCCATGCAAATGGCAGAAGCGCTGAACAAGGGCGGGTTTGCCAGTGACTCCGAAGCTGAAGGGTTGCTGACGATTATTACCTCCGGAGAGCGTGCCAAACAGGTTGACTGGGCAAAGTTGAACTACTCTGACCCCGCCGCTGCCAAAGCTAAATACGAACGCGCACTAGCGCATCTTGATGCAAACCCCAAACAGAAAGAAGCCATCAAGGAAGCAATGGCGATCTACCAAAAGATTAACGCGGGGCAGATGGACTTCCTTGTGCAGACCGGGGAGCTGACTGCCACCAAAGCAGCCGAGCTGAAAGCCATCACGTACGTGCCGTACTACCGCGTGAACGCCAACGGCGAAGTCCAGTTAATGATTGACAAAGAGCGCCCAGTGCGTATCGGCAACATCAAGGACGAGCCGCAGCTTCAGCAGCTTGTGGGCGACAACAAAGAGATCATGCCGATCTTTGCCAGCATGGTGCAGAACACGTTTATGCTGACCAACTTGGGTCTGCGCAATCAAAGCGTCAAGGAAACCGCGTTCATGCTGCGCAAGATTGGCATTGCTAGCCGTATTGCAAACGGCCCCGGCCCTGCTAGCCCAAACACCGTGCGCTTCAAGCAAAACGGCGTGGACATGCACGTTGTAATCGACACCGATATGTATGGCATCCCCGCCAAGTACATTGTTGAGGGTATGGAAGGTATCAAGACAACCATTCCTGCGGTGGTCAAGCTGCTGGGTATGCCTGCTGATATCTTGCGGAAGTTTGTGACCCGTGCGCCGCCATACGCTATACGCCAGACTATCCGTGACCCGCTCAATGCGTGGCTGACAACTGGGACGGACGCTATCCCGGTGCTGAGTTCGTTCAAAGAGCTGGCAACGATGGTTGCAGGCCGCAGCGAAACCGAGCGCACCCTGATGGAGTCAGGCGCGGTAAGCAGCAACGTCTTTACTGGCGATGAGCGCGACATGAGCAAGGTGCTGCGCGAGATTACTTCAGGCAAGTCCGGCTGGTCAAAACTCTTGGCTAAGGCCGATGCGTTTGCGCTGCAAGGCGATACGGCAACCCGCGCTACGATCTACAAGGACTCCATAGCCAAGGGCATGAGCCACCAGCAGGCGCTGCTGCGCTCAGTCGAGTCAATGAACTTCAGCCGTCGCGGTTTGTCGCCCAGCATCCAGATGCTGTCCACGATGATTCCGTTCTTTAACGCGCAGATTCAGGGTCTGGATGTGTTGTACCGCGCCTTCAAGGGCGACATGACGCACAACGAACAGCTACAAATACGCGAGAAACTCTTTCAGCGCGGTATGCTGCTGGCAATCGGTACGATGGCCTACGCTGCGGCAATGCAAGACGACGAGGCGTACAAACGCGCCAAGCCAGAAGAGCGCTACAGCAATTGGTTTGTATACGTTCCCGGCGTTTCAGAGCCACTGCGCGTACCCATCCCGTTTGAATTGGGATACTTGTTCAAGTCATTGCCTGAAGCCGTGTACAACCTCGCTGCTGGCGACGAAAAAGCGGGCGAGGTCGTCAAGGGTATGGGTAAGCTGCTGGGGCAGTCCAACCCGTTTGCTTTGCCGCAGGCCATCAAGCCGCTGACCGAAGTGGTGCTGGGCAAGTCGTTCTTTGGTGGCGACATCGAGTCCGAGCGCGAGAAGCAGACGCTGGCTAAAGACCGCTACCGCGAAAACAGCACTGAGGTGGCAAAACTCCTAGGCTCCGTAACTGGCGCTGTGGGTGTCAGCCCCATCAAGATCGACTACCTAATTCGGGGCTATACCGGAGGTCTTGGAATTGCGCTGGTGCAGCTTGCCAACCCGCTGCTCAATACGGAAACGACTGCCGTTGAGAAGCCTTCCACGAAGCCGAGCAAGATGCCGTTCATCGGCGGTTTGTTCCAGCCAGTAGAAGGGCGCGGCACGTTGGATTCGGCCTACGACAAGATGCAGGAAATTCAGCAGGTTAAGGGGTCGTACAACAAGTTGGTTGAAGAAGGCAAGCGTGCCGAAGCTGCGGCGTTTGTGCAGGAGTATTCAAACCAGTTGGCGCTTGTGTCCACCTCGGGGTCAGTGCAGAAGGCGCTGGGAGAGATGGCTAAGCAAGAACGAGCGATAAGGAGCGCACCTAAGCTTACCACTGCTCAGAAAGACGCGGCGCTTGAGCGTCTAGACAAAATGAAGGTGGCCTACGCTAGGCAGTTCCTTAGCCTAGCCGATAGAACCACACCCCGATGAGGCCGTTACGGATGCCCGCAATAGCGCGGGCATCCCGGTATCTCAAAGCAACGTTCAAGCCCTTGATGCGCACGGCTTGCGTGTCGAGGCAGGGGACAAAAAACCCCTGCCCCCGTTCAGTCTTGTCCCACGGGAACCGAATTGAGTAGCTCATTGTCCTTCTCGGTGATAAGGCGTGAAATCTTCAGCACGGACACGCGCATCTGAGGGCCACGGGTCTTAGCCGTCATGTCCTTCTTGGTTATCTCAGACACCTTGAACAGCTCCCCAAGCTGGCGCTTGAAGTCCGTGTAGCCAAAGCTCATGTTGGCGCAGCACGCCTTGAGCATACTCTGCTCAATGAAGTAGTCGATGTACCCCGGCGTTGCGCCGTGCTCAATGCGCCCCATGATACGCGACCTAGTGGTGGAGTCATCGATCTCTTTGCCGTTGCCCAGCTCAGCCAGCACCCGGTTGCCCTCAATGTGGCGGATAACAATGAAGTGACCGTAGTGCTCACGGGTGTATGCGTTCAGTACGTCTTCGGCACTACGAGCGTTGCCCTTGATGTTGTTGCGCATACCTGTGACGATGCCGTGCAGGAACTCGATAATCTTGCCCATCGGGATGTCAATAACCCCGGCGTGGGCGTTGGACATAAGCACCCCTGCGCCGACCAGCTCAGCCAACCCAGCCATCCAGAAGCGCTCATCATTGGTCGCGTTGAACTCCTTGTACATGTTCGCCACAATCTCAGGCACCAGCGTCTTGAGCAAGTCCACGTTCTTAGCCATGTACTCGACCAGCATGTGCCCAGCAACAGCGTAGTTGTGCTGCAACGACTTAACGATCTCAATCTCATGCGGCTCCCACGTCAGCGGCTGGTCCATGATGAACTCCAGCAAGCGGCGCATCTCGCCCTCGGACGAGTGGGTGCGTCCCCCGGTCAGCATATCAACAGCGTGGGTGTTAGACGACATGATGGCAACGGTCATCCACGTAGACAGGTTCAGGCGCTCTTTGTTGGAGCCGGACTCCATGCGCTCCTTGCCCCGGCCTTCGGTCATGTCCAGCAGAAACTCAGGGAACCATTCGAAGTTGTTGCGGTTCTTGCTGGTTATCTCGTCTGTAATCAGCGGGTTGCTGTTGAGCAGGCCGAGGCGCTGCTGCATGGCTACAGGCGATGTGCCCTTACCTGTGCGGTAGTGCGTAGGGTGACCCCATACCGAGGCTGCTGCCTCAAGCGCCAGCGTCTTGCCTGTGCCTGACTCAGTGGAGCCGCAGTGGTACGTCATGCCGTAGATGCCTGTAAAGCGCATCAGCGGTGCTCCAGCCCCGGCAAGCAAGACCGCCAAGTGAGCGTACATCTTCTTGTGGATGAGGAGGTTGACAAACGCACGCCATGCCTCGATGGTTCCTGTTGGCTTGGTATTAGCCACAAGGTTTTCCAACCCGGCCATAGGTACGGAGACTGGCGCTCCTGTCTTGCTATAGATTTTGCCAGCAAAGACGAACGTATCGTCTTCTTGCCAGCCGTAGTTTGATGGCACTTTAACGGCTGCCTTGCCTGTACTTGCTTGTTCCACACATGCCCTAACATATTCAAAAAGGTTTTTATCGTTACCAGCGCCGAAAGCGGCGATGATGTTTTGTTGAGCCAGCGCTTTGACTGTCTCGTCTTTACTAACTACCGCTCTTTGCGGGATAGTGACTGTTGCCGGACCTTCTGGACGCAATGCCAACATGTAAACCGTGTGGTCACCGTTGCTGTTCAAAATATCCACGACAAACAAATCGTAAGGCAACAACATGACTTGTTTCTTCGTTGTTTTGCCCTCTGCATCCTCCATAGATTTTTCTGAAAATACACCGCCCTTGCTACCGTAACCAAACCCACGCGGAGGGGTTGGGCGCAGCAGCTTCTTAACTTCGGGGGCGATGCTGGGACTGTCCGAAGGCACAATGATTTCGATTTCTTTCTCAGCGGTCTCGACTGCAATCTCCCGCCCCAGTGCCAGTGGGTTGGTTATCTTGCCGAAGTGCGGACAGTCGCCGCACACGCCGGGGTTCTCGCTCTCAAACTTGACGCACGGGTACGGGCCTTTAATCTGCGCCTGCTTCTCGCGCATCCGGTTCTCGTCGTAGGGATGCAGCCCGCTTAGCCAAACGCTTGCCTTCTCCCCGTCCGTACACTTCTGCGCAATACTCAGCCAGCCCCGCCACAGCGGCTCCATGCCATCGTCTTCAGCGTTCTCAACAAAATGCTTGAGCTGGGCGCAGCCGACCCCCTTCTTGGTCTTCAAGAAGATCGTGCCAAACTTGGTCGTGCTGTTCTCGAACAGCTTGGACACAGCCATCGTGGTCGGCACTACAGGCGCTGCATCTGGGCGCTTACCCGGCAGATTCAACGCAGACGTTGCCGCTACTGGAGCGATTGTGGTCAGCTTGGCTGCGATGGCATGACTGATGGTGTCGAAGTCGAATGTGTCCCCTTCTGTCAGGAGCGTTACCTGCTTGGGTTCACCGTACTTCCACGAGCCGTCTTTGTTTTTCTTGAAGTTGTACGTACCGGGAATCCGCAGTACCCGCGCTGCGTCTGCTGTCACCGTCATGTCGATGTTCAGCTTTTGCTGCTTACACAGGCGCTTGAAGTTCTCGGCGGTAGACTTCCACACCGCCACGTCCGTGTCCTCGGTGAGAGGCCAGTAGGAGTGCAGACCCCCGCCGGAGGCCACAATCCACGGAGCACCCAGCGCGTCCAAGCCAGTATCGGCAAGGAACGCACCGAGCGCCAGTGCTGCTTGCTTCTTGGAAGCGTAGCCGTCCATGTCAATGAACAAGGCTTTCATGCAGGCGGCGTTCTCCGCAGTGCGTTTGCCTACGCTTTTAAACGTAGCCAAAGCGAAGTAAGCGTCCTGCTTAGCTTCAACCCAGCCGTCTACGGCAGGGTAAATGTCCTCCATGTTTTCAACATACAGATGCTCCTTCTTTTTTGTGCTTAGTTCCGCCGCACAGTAAACCCCAGATGCCGGGGACGGCAGAATAACCGCAAGGAATTCAAGCGGGTTCATAGAGTCCTTGGGGTTACATGAAAAGGTCGAGTTGCTTTTCGTCGCGTTGTGGGTGCGCGTCTACAGGAGCGAGGTTGCGAAAGCGTGAGTACAACTCAAACTGGAGGTCAAGGGGCAGACCCGCCGAAGTCCATGCGTTGTCGCAAGCCAAGAGCAGTTCGCGGTTGCTCAAGGCTGAAGGCCGTAATGCTTGCATATTTTTCCCCATGCCTCATCGGCAGAACGTGAATTTTGAAGGTACTTGAGCATCGTTTCTACACGGTGCTCGTACGCGGCGAAGATGTCTCCACCAGCGAACCAGTTGTATGCGGTTTGGCGGGTTACGCCAAGCGCCTTGGAAATGCGAACAACAGAAAAGTTGTGATGCACCGCCCAACGTCCGAGCTGATTGCCCGGAGTCTTTGGTGCCCGCATAACCATGTCGATTGTTTTTTGTGAGTAAGCCATAGTGGTCTTAAAGGGCGCTGGGACACGCAGGGCAGGAAACGCAGTCATGGATTTGTGTGTCATGTCTAACGACGAGAAATTACCGCCGACCCATGCAATGCGACCGCTGCCTGCGGCCCAGCGAAACTTACTTAATTACTCGTCATCCCAGTCAGCGACGACATCAGCCAGCGCCTTCTTGCCGGGTACAGCCGTTGGCTTTGCCGCTGGTGCCTTCTTGACGACTGGCTCTTCCGCTTCTTCGTCTTCCTCGACCACAGGGGCTGGCTTGGCCTTGGCTTTTGCTTTTGCCGCGATGGGTTCGTACGCAGGTGCGTCTTCCTCATTCATGAGGTCACCCATTGGCTTGGCCTTGGCTTTAGGTGCTGCGCCCTTGAGCGCGTCTGCTGGCTTACCCATGTCCATGCTGCCTGAGTCAGACGTGATGGCCTTCTTGGCGGCTTCGGTGCTGCCCTGTGCGGTGGCTTCAGCAAACTCGTCATCGGTCAACCAGCGCATTGCTTTGAAGAACAACTTGGGCGACTCGCTGGCAGTGTCGAACTTCATGCGGGTCACCACGGTGCTGGGGTCAACGCCTTGTGCAACCAACCAACGAGCGTACGCTTGCAGCGGACGGTTGTCGCCTTCTTCCCTGCCGAAGATAGACTGTGCTGGCAAAGTCAACTGCATCACATTGCCTTCGATATCGTTGGCTAAAGTCACAGCCAAGCGCTGCTGGTAACGGCAGGCACGGCTATTACCCTGACCAGAACCCGCTACGTTGTTCGGGCAACTGGCGCACGTCTCGGACTGCTTGTTCTTGCTGCTTGGGTCAGGCTTGTCACCATCATTGGATTGGCAATCAGGCGCTGCGGCAGACGCGTCTTTGTCGTACTTGGCTGCGTAGAACACACGGGCAATCTTCGGTGCGGCTTTGACGATGACAACATCAAGAAAGCGCTCGTCAATCGCGGCGACTTCTTTGCCACCAGCAACCAGACGGAACACGCCGCCTTTGATTGAAACACGGTGACCGCTGGCACCAGCACCACCGCCTGCAAGGGCTTTGGCGATATCCGACATCTCAGCTTTGCGTGCAAAGGCGGGGACATTAGCGGGGTTGAAAAGAGCTACGTTACTCATTTTGGTTTTCCTTAGTTGGATGGTTTTCTTACACTGATATCGAACTCTGCATTGGAGTTAAGTCCGGGCGGCAGAACGCCGGGGTTTTCTTCGAGAAACTGCTTCATGTTGGATTGGGCAATTCGTTTCTCAAAAAGGTCGAGCGCTTCATGCTGCATCACAAAGGTCTTGAACGAATCCCAGTCCGATGTTGAGTAGCGTGTTTTGATCGACAAGACAACTGTGCCTTGCGGCGTGTTGACTGAGGTGACACCAAGCGCTTGCATCTGGTCTTTCATTGCGTGCTTGATGTCGGTTTGCGTGGCCTTGAGCAACTCCACTTGCGTGTCGTACTCTCTGGTCAGCGTTTCGATTTCGCTGCGAATCTTTCGATAGACCTTCGCTAACTTGTCGAGGGGGATAACTTCTGTGGTCATTAACTTCTCCTGTATTATTTGTCTAAGGTTGGACAGTTTACATGCGAATTCTGTTTTTGCAACTCCTTTACTTTTTTATTTCCATGTTGAACATCTCAGTCAAAAGTGAGTGACTACTCACATTCGTTTGCAAGGCTTTGAACATCCTTTTCTCGATGGGGCTACCCTCGATGTGGATGACGGTCACCTTGTCTGAGTCCTGACCCTTCCTGTCAGCTCGTGCTATGCACTGCACATACTGCTCAACAGACATCAATGGTCCGTAGAACACAACCGTGTCCGCAGCAGTTAGGGTAATCCCGTGTGCCGAAGCTTGTGGCTGCATCACCAGCACTCTGGGGTCTGCTTCGTTTTGAAAGCGCCGAATAATATCTGAACGCTTTGGGGGCGTAACGCCGCCGTGAATACACTCCGCGCTGATTCCCTTTTTGAGCAAGTGCGTGTGTATCAGGTCGATGCTGGAGCGGAACAAAGCGAAGATTAAAACCTTGCGGTCTGTCTCTTCAAGTATTTCTTCCAGCACGCTGAGCCTTGGTGATGCGTCGAACTCAACGACTTCGTGGTCATCGGTGTATGCGTTACCGCAACTTATCTGAAGCAGCTTGGACACGCTAGCTGCGGCATTGACCGCGCTGATTGTCTCGCCTGCCGCATAAATCATCATCTGGTCTTTGAGCTGGTTGTAGTACTTGGCTTGCTGCGGTGTCAGCGCCACTTCTCGCGTGATGGTGACGACTGGCGGTAGGTCTAGGCACTGGGCTTTTGTGAACCTGATTGCGGGTTGCAGCGCCGTGTGTACCAACTGCTTGGCCTCGGTCTTCGGTGCCCACTTGAACGTAGTGATTTTGTTCATCACCTTGTCGCGCCATGCGGTAAAGAACTTTGGCACGCCCTCTGGGTTCACCAGCTTAGCCAGCCCGTATGCGTCCACTGGAGACTGCGATGCCGGGGTTCCGGTCATCATCCACAAAAACGTCTGGGGCTTGATAACTGTTGATAGGGACTTCCAGCGCTTGGTGCTCACGGTCTTGTAAGAGTTCGCCTCGTCCACGATAACCAAATCAAACTTCCCGTTGGCAACCACTTCGCTGGCAATAAGGTTCAGACCCTCGTAGTTGGTGATGACAATCTCGTAGTTCTTCTGAATCATCTCGATGCGCCGCGATGCTTGCGGATGGTGGGCAACGATGGCTGAACGATGGATAACGCTGTTGCTGATGTCGCCCATCCACGCCGACTGCATGATGGACAGTGGGCACAGTACGAGAACACGCCGCACCTCACCGCGCTGCATCAAGTAGTCTGCTGCCCACAGCGCACTGAGCGTCTTGCCTGTGCCGGGTTCGCTGAACACAAACGCCTTGCGGTGCAGCGTCAGGAACGATGCCGTTTCAATCTGGTGCGCCATCGGCTTGTAACGTCCGGGCCATGTGTAGTTGCGCGTAATGGGCGAGGGTATGTTCTTGACACCTAAGTTCTTGAGTACCCTGACCTCATCCAACCCCCAGAAAACTGCTACTGAACTTGACCCATCTTCATGCTCTTCGACTATCTTGCTTCTCGGAATAACCTTGTATTTATCTGGACTGCGCGTTCTTAAAAGTAGTGCCTTGTTTTCAATGATTTCCATTACGTCTCCATATTATTTTGAGCTGGCGCGGTTCTTTGCAATGCTCTGCATTCGCAGGTTGCTCTTTGCCGAAGTGCCGCCGCTCTTGAGGGGCTTGATGTGGTCAACATCTTTGCCATCCCCCTTAGTTGCCTCGCCCGTTTTCTCCATGATGCGCCGCGCTTTGACGCGCTCCGCACGGTTGGCGACTTGTTTGGGTTGGCCGTGATACTCGGCGTACTCTTTTTTGTAATCGCGTTTGCTGCTTGGTTGTGCCATGATTTACCTCTTAGTGTTAAATTCACAATCCACTACGCTGCACCAGCCGCAGAGCGGGGTACGTGTAGGGTTCCATATGTCGTTCGCTACCGACGCCTCAATCTTAGCGACTCGCTCCCGATAGCGCCACCACTCAGCATCGGCTTCGTCAACCGTCATGCTGTGCTTGACCATCGAGTTCTTGACCACGAACAGCAGCGCAGAGTTAACCTTGCGTATGTGCGGGAAGTGCTTGAACACCATCAAAGACATGAGACGTAGCTGGTCACGGTCTGGGTACTTGTCGTTGCCCGTCTTGTAGTCCACCACCCACGCTGTCATGTTCTCGTCGTCGATGATGAGCAAGTCGGCAATACCCCGCGCCCATGCGTCCTTAGACTTCCAATCGCACACGTTCAAGTCTTGAGTCAGCGCCATCTGAAGCTCGGCTATCTTGCGCCCCGGCTTGGCAATCAGCGCATCCAGCGTAGCCGTGACGAACGCGAACTCTGGGGGAATCGGCGTACCGTCAGCCACGTAGTCTTCAGCGGCCTTGTGTAGTATCGTTCCGTAGCGCGTTGCATCGGTCTCAACGAAGGGGTACTTCTTGAGAATCTTGACCTCGTGGTAACGCCGAGCACAGCCTTCGTAGTCTTTGAGGGAGCTGTGGCTCCACGTTACTTTCTTGGTGGTCATTCAAACCTCGCTGAGTTAATTGCCTTGGTCAGTCGGTATGCGAACTCGCTGACGAAGCGCTCGTCCCGGTTCAGTGTGCTGCGTCCCATGTCGTACAGGATGCCGTGGATAACTTCGTGCCAGAAAGTCTCCTGCAATTGCTCTGGTTGGAACGCCTTGTTCGTCACGTTGCTGCGCTGCCCCAGCCTGATTGTCTGCGCCGTGTAGTTGATGGTGCCCTTACGGCGCTTCTCAAGCATGGCCTCCACAATCTCAACTGAGTACATTTTCTTGCCGATGCGCATCCTGCGCGGTATCGGATGTCTTACTGCTTTCTTTTCCATCACTTCTCCTTAGTTCTTTGCCAATCCATAGCGCCTGTGTGCGCCGCCGTCCGCAGCCAAAGGTATGCCCGGCATATACTTCGGCTCCATAGTCATCTGCGCCAAGACCCAAGTCTTAGCGTCAGCAACCTCCTCATCCGGCACAACGACAAGTTGCTCGTCATGCACGGTTCCAGCCACGAAGTACCTCTTCGCGGTTCTGAGCATCCCATCAGTCATCACGCATCTCGCTACGCCCTGCGTGACATTGTTGGTTATTTTTCCTGCATACAGTTTAGTCTTATCTGCGCCGTATGTCCACTGCAATCTTCCCTGCTCGTCTTTCCCCGGCGTAAGGTCGGGGTACAGCAGGCTCATACCCGAGGGCAGCACAATCTCACCCTTCTTGAAGGTCACGCACTTGTGGGTGTACTCGTTGCCTTCGTACAGGCTGTGCTGAATCAAGTTCCCAAACAGTTCCCACAGCGCTACCACTGGCGCAGCGGCTCGGCGGTACTTGTCGATGATGGCCTTAGCAGCGAGACAGTGGAGAACCAACTCGTCTATGCTGCATGTGTGCGGGATGTTCCGTAGCTTGGCTTCTGTGTCCAGCCACTTCAAGAATGTAATCGCCCCTTTCTTGGTAACGCCCAGTTGCCGCGCAAACGAGCCGCTGTAACGCACAGGCGGCGCACCCAGAAACCCTGTTGTTAGCTGCGATGCAAACGAAGCCCAGCCTAGGCCATACCCGCAGCCCAGCAGCGCCGACTTTGCCGACTGGCGAAGGTCTGGGTGGCTCTCCTTGGTCAAGCCGGGGATGTCAAACATCTGAGCACCGAAAGCAGCATAGGGGTCACTTCCTGCGCGGAAGATGTCAAGCATCTCTTCGTAGTCCGCCAGCCACGCTAACACCCGTGGCTCAATCTGAGACAGGTCACCTACAACAAGCTGGTGCCCAGCCGGAGCCATGATTGACTTGCGCAGGAACGAGCCGCGCTTTAGGTTCTGCATGTTGATGGCGCTGCCCTTGCTGGCTGTCCACCTACCCGTGCTGGCTCCGTAGTAGCTCAGAGGAACCGGGAGCGCCCCGCGCTTGCTGATGTCCAGAAAGCGTTGTGCCCGTGTACGCTCGGTTGTTGACTTGACCTTCAGCCGCGCCTCGCACAAAAGCGCTACGTCTTCGTTCTCCCCGTTGAGCAGGGCTTGGAACATCGCATCGCTCTTTGCCAGTGCAAGGGTGCTCTTGCCTGTCGTCTTACTCGTCTTGCGCGGAGCGGGTACACCGAGCGCCTCCAGTGTGGCAGCAAACTTTGGGTTCGATGCAAGCACCGCCTCGTCCACGTTGAGCCTTGTGAGTAGCGCTTCGCGGGCTTCTTTCTCGGTGTGTATGGCATCGACCAACATGGCGCTGTCCAGCTCCAGCACAGGGCGTGTGTACATCTTGAGCGTCATGTCGATTAGCCGTAACTCTTTCGCCGGATATCCTTCAACAAGGCGTTGAAAAATTTGTTCGCAGAGATATACGTCGTGTTTGCAGTATTCAGCGAGTTCGGCTTCAAGCGCAGGGGAAAGTGTATTGAGTCCCTCTGTACTGTATACGGCTGTCCCTTTAGCGGGAAGACCAAAATCTGCTGCAAGTCTGGCGAGACTATTGCCAACCTCCACGCCGCGTAAAGCCCGCGCCATTGATAAGGTGTCGAAGATAAAGGCGGGTCGTACTCCGTAGACCCATTCGAGTATTGATACGTCGAACTGTGCGTTATGTGCAAGGATGGCGGTTCGTCCCCAATCGTACTGCTGAAGGTGTTTATGTAGGTCGTGTCCTCGTACCCACTCAGTTGGTTCATCGCTTCCAAATAAATGGGTACACGCTCCAAAAGCGTGAAAGTCATCATGGCGTATGTACTCCTCTGTTGTCATCATAGAAAGCGAGTAGCCTGTCTTGCGGTACCAGACCGTTTCAAAGTCGATGGTTACTATCTGGTCGTAGGGTGCGGTCAATTAAAGTTCTCCTTGGGTGGTGCGTCTGCTGTGGACATGAATATCATCGTGTTGTATGCCTGACTGAGTACGTCAGCAGCGGTTGCCTCGTCGCAGTTGGCTGTACAGACTGACGACATTTCTTCTCCGGGTCTTCTAAATATCATCACCGCCCTATATTCGGGGTCTACGAAGCAGCGCATGACGCGGCTTAGCAGCAGCTTGAGGTACTCGCGCGCTTCCTCGTTTATATCTTCAAGCGCTCTCATTACGTGCGCATCTGTCATATCATCCATTGCAGTTTCTCCTTTAGTTCCAATAAGTTGTTTTCGTTCACCACCATCGCCATGCCGCCAGCGGTGCGTATCGCCGCTAACTCACGGTCTTGCAGTGCGGTTGTTGTTCCCTTTCCTGCCTTGCACTCGATGGCTAAGAACCTGCCCTGAACGCAGCAGATGATGTCCGGTATACCCGCACGCCCGAAGCCATTCGCTGCGGGGCTGAAGTAGTAGATACCGTACTCGACCAGCAGCTTACGTACTGCTGCCTTGACTTTACCTTCAGGTGTCTGGGGCATGGTGTGTTCCTTTAACTTCTTCGTAAAAAACGGCGCTGCGCCACAGCGTAACGGACGGCATGTGATTGTGCGCCTGTGTTGGCAGCACCTTCGCTATGGGTTCAATCCAACCAAGCGCTTTGAGCGCCCGCACGCCTGACACCCACACGTTGGGGTGCAGCTTGCTGTCTCGATACAGCTTGCCATGATTGCAGTACTCTCTAAACTCATCCCCCTGAACGAGCGGTTTTGTGGTCAGCAGCTCTTCACACAATTCAAGATAGCGCTCCACAAACTCCGGCGCAATGTTGTTTGCTTTTTCCCAGCACTTGTCCGCCAGTATTAACGCACGTTCCATACGAGCGGATGTCATCACATCACCTCTTTCAGTTTCTGCATGTAGTGCAGCGCCTTGCCTGCGTCATCGCTGCCGTCCTTGCGTCCAGCTCTCAGACTGTATTTGATTATGTTGCCCTTGAGAAATCCAAGGAACTCCTCGTGCGTCATTACGGCTTCCATGATTGCCCAAGGCTGGATGGGCATGTCCTTGTAGTGGTTGCCGCTGACCTGTCTTTCGTCCGCATTCATCTCAACTTCCTTTCGTCGTTTTTACTTTGCTGTATACCGTGAACGGCCTTGGTTGAAGTAAGCCCCCCTCATGGGGCTTCGATAGCTTTGAAATCTTGCCGTAGTTTGGGTCCTTGGCGCGGTGCCTCTCAACAACTTTTGTAGCGCTGGCGCTGCGCTGCGCTGTTTCGCTTATTGCTCTCACAATGCTGTCTTTCGGTGTACGCCGCCAATCAAAGACGTTTGGTGGTTTCTTATCAGTCATGTGTTCTTACTCCTTAATTTTTCTTCGATGGCTTTTGCAAAGTCCTCGGTCCACCCGCCGTAGACAACTCGCCATTCGTCACACAACGGTTTTAATTCCTCCTCCGTCAGCCCTACCCACGGGCGCTTTGTTTCTATTGCGGCGTTCACCAGCTTTAACACTTCTTGGTCGCAGTCCATCAGCCGTTTAAACGCCACAAGGTTTAGGTTGCACTTGTGGAATAAGATGTTGTATTCGTCCCAGTTCATGTGTTCTTGCTCCTCAACCGTTGTTCAACCAATTTCAGTAATCCGTCTAGGTCAAACTCATCTTCAAAGTTCCACCACTTATGTTGCAAGATGGCGGATTTATCCTCCTCCGTCAGCCCTACCCATTCGCGCTGGGCTTTGTTCACCATACCGTAGGCATCAAGCAGCTTAATCACAAGAAGCGTATGCCCATTACTATCTTCATAGATGGTTTCGTACATACACTTGCGCGGCACAAATTTTAAAAATTCTTCGTAGGTCATTTGTTCTCCTTCTTTATATACACAGGGTCATTCCAAATGTCAGGTGATGCCCATGCGAACAGAACAATCTCCGATATAGATACTTCAATCATTTGTGACCCTTTCACTTTTTGCGGTTTGTATTTCTTTCCGTAGCGGTTCGTCGCCTTGCGTCTTGAGTATCCTCACCCAATCCACACGCGACAAGAACCATCGGAACAATGGGACATAGCAGTCTTGGCACAGCAAGTCAGCGTTGTCTCCCTTCTTAGTCATCAAAGCCCTCCGTCAAAGCAATAAAGAAAACATATAAGAACAATACGAACGCGACAGTCTGACCCCATGTCATTTTGTCTCCTTGTGTTGTGGTGGAAGTGTTGCCACAGGCGTAACCCACATGCTTGCAACACTTCCAGTTGAACGGTCTTGGTCATACACCCAAGGCAAGTTTGCGTGGTTGATTTGATGCTTCACGGGCAGGTAGATTTTGAACTTCATCGCCACAGGCTCCTGCACTGGCTGTGCCAAGGCTTCTTTGATAGCGGTAATGGCTTCTACCGCTTTGCTTTCATCTTCTTTGGTACGACGATGTTCTGCCTTGCCCCAGTAAACTTCCAACGCCTCAAGCGCCAGCTCCAATACTTCTTTAGTCATATGTTCTCCTTTGGCTGTGCCAAGGCTTTTTTAGCTTTCTTCAAAAGCAAACTTATTTCTGCAAACAACTCATTGCGAATCATTGACGACATTACAACTTTGCCGTTTTTTTCAAACGTGCCCAGTATTCTTTCCAGCCCATAAACAGCTTGCTTCAATGCTTCGTCTTTAGTCATGGTTTACCTCTGACAAATTTACAAAAGCACCGAACCACGCAATGCCGCAAATCACAGCAATAGGCCAATACAGCCACGCAGGTAAAAATTCAAATGCCGCTGAAATAACAAATGGCAAAGTGATGATGTGTAGATATGCGCTCCGTTCCTTGTTCATGCTTGCCCCCTTGCTCGGATTAAATCAGCCGTCTGATACGGCTCTGCAAGGTCTGCCAGCTTCGCACAAGCCTCGCGCTCGTCCGCTGCAACAAGGGCGGCAAAGCGTTGAAGTTGCGCCATAACACCTGTGTGGGGGTCGCGGGAATGTGCATCTTGAATGCCAGCCTCACGCGCCATGCGGATAATGTCTTCTGTGTGTGTCATCAAAACTTCTCCCCAATAATTTTGGCAATCTTGCGGAATGAAAAACCGTCATCGTTTCTTTCAGCCAATAATGTCACGTTCTCATCGCACACAACATATCCACCATCATCACTATCTAATCCCGCCCACTCCATAACCTCATTTGGCAAGAAAGAGTCTTCGCCCATGTACTTTCCCGGTCTTGTTTGTTTCTCAGCAATCTCTGGATGCGCTTGCGCGTGTAAATTGCACAGCACCCCAAGACAGCAAAACTTGTTGCCACTGCGTAGCTGACCTATGCCTTGCTTGTACTTACCGCTTGTCAGTGCGGCAATCCATTGTTCTTTGATTTCTTTGTTCATGGTTCATTCCTCCACATATAAACACAAAGGCATACCAACGCTATCCAAAACGCCAGCCCCGACAGTGCAAAAAATAAAAACGTAAGGTCAATGATTTGCATCAGCACTTCTTTTCTCCTTCAACTCTGGCTACCTCGGCGTGAAACTTCTTCGGCACCTTGCGGTACTCGCTGTTGTATGCGTCAAGAAAAAACTTGGGTAGCTGCCCGTCCTGAACGTAAGCCCACGCTTTGTTGTCGTCGTCAGTCCGAACAAGCACAGCCACAAACTCGCAGCCCTCGTCTGGCACCGCTGCGTCGATGAATTCCTTGACGCGCCTGTAGTCGGTGAGGTAGCTGTGCGATAGCACCTCACTATCCTTTAACTCACCCTCGGTATGCAGCTCGCAGTCCCACTCATAGGTCGTCATGCTGTTGCTCCTGTGTGCGGTTCTGTGCGTCGATGTAGGCACGCAGGCGCTTGGCTCGGGCAGTGTTGTACATCACGATGCTGTTGGCGTACTCCACGTAGGTCTCTGCCTTGAGCAGCTCCAGCTCAACATCGGCAAGCTCTGCCACTGCCATCTGCATAGGCGTAGGGGTCTTGAACATTCGTTTGAACTCATTGAACATAGTCATTGCTTTCTCCTTGTTTTGTTGATAGGGAACACCGTTCCCGTATCACATTTATAGGCACTTATTGTCCACCATTAGACAGGTTAGTGCTCACTATCTTTGTAAGTAATTTCCCACCCCATAGCCTCCAGCACGCGCTCTATGGATATGTCCGGGGACATCTGGTGGATAACCAGCGCCTTCTTGTTCGCCTTGTCGAAACGAATGATGGTGCCAGACCGGGGCACTGCCCACGTCCCCCCATCGTTGAGCGTACTGAGTAGCTGCTCCGTCCATGCCTTGGCCGCAGCCATGCCTTGCTTGGTGTTGATATCCATCACGGCCTCCACACTAAGAGGTCAAGCGCTACGACAATCATGGCAAGCAGCAGCACTACCCGCTCGACAACTTCTACTGGTTTCAGTTTCATTTCAGTTCTCCTCGATTGGTTCATCTACATCGCTCTGGTCGTAGCCCTCAAGAATCTCGGGCCGATACTTGCTGAGCTTGTGCGCAGCACATAGCTCACACACCTTGCATAGCGGTATGCCTTGCGCATCGTGTTCCCACCATGCGTATTGCCCCTCGTGTTGGCAGTAGTCAAGTGCGTTCATTTTGAATCCTCCTCAATACTTTCTACTGTCCAACTTGCATTGCTGTCGTTCCAGCTCCCGTCTGATGCAAGTTCGTCCCACGCCGCATCCTCGGCTGCGTCCTCGGTCTCTGCCTCCACGGTCATGGTCACGTAGCTGACGCGCTTGAGTTCTACTTGGTACGTTTTCATTTCAGTTTCCTTTCTCTGTTTTGCGGATTATCTGCACGACCTCAAGCCAGAACTTGCGCCCTACGTCTTTGCTGTCGTACGCAAACGCATGGTCACCAGCTCGTTCTGCCGGGGTGTACGAGCTGTGCTTGTTGCTCATGTTAGTACTTAAAGTTGATAATTGTTTTCAACTTCCCGGCGCGTGCCCAGCAACCGCCAGCCGATCACAATACTGCCCGGCATTTTTCCGTAAACGTAAATTTCGTTGTTTCGCGTGATGCGGTATTTGCCGTAATCTTGACTCAGTAATTCGCGCAGCAAGCGCGTGCGTTGATTAGCGTAATAAGTAATTAATTTATCGTAAGTCATGGTTTTAATCCTTTAAATTGTCGGTTTATCCCTTGAGGCCAGCAAACATGTACTGGTTCTCGCGAGCCCATGTGACGAACGATGGATGAACCATCGCCCATGCTTTCTTATCCTTCAGCTCCAACAAGGAGTTGATGATGGCGTACGCCGAACGACCCCTGCGGGTCATGCCTCTGACCTCCAGAGAAAGCATACCGCGTAGTGTCATCAAGCGGAACAGTGCGATTTGGTTTGGTTGTGTGAGCATAGTCATTTCAAATCTCCTCCTTTACCCACGCCGCATACTTCTCGAACAGTTCCGGGAACGCGGCATACACCCGTCGTTTGTTGCTGCTGTCCCCCACTATCCATGCTTTAGCTATCGACGCAGCGAAGCTGCCGCCTACCCTCTCCATCAAGAGCGCTACCTTGAGCGTTTGGTCTTCGTTCATATCGTTCACTTTGCTTTCTCCTTCTGGTGTTACATAGTCCGGCGCATCTTGGCGCTCGAACACTTCGACGTTCTCTCCTGAGAGCCGCTGCCAATTTGATTTGACGACCGCAACAAACAGTCTGAAATGCACCTCGTCTGTGGTGTCGTCGTTGTTGTTCAGCGTGGCAAGGACTTGAATGTCCCCGTCCTCGCGCATAAAGCCTATCGTTACTGTTTTCATTTACTTCTCCAATTAATGCGCAGCCTGAGACGGCAGGCTGCAAACCGATAACCTCTATACCTTGTAGTAACCCAGCCACTGCACCCCTTTAACTTGGGGCTGGTACATCTTGATGTCGTAGTCCGCGTTAAACGGCAGGGGCACGAGCCACAAGTTGTATGAGTAGCCGAACTTCTCCATCAGCTTGATGAGCGCACGCAAGTCACGCGTATCGTTCGTTGTCGCCCAGTCCGCTACGCTGGCTGCGTAGAAGTGTGTGTCCTTCGGCATGTGGTCTGGGTTGATTGCGGTCTCTTTTGCTTTTCTCAATTTAATAGTCATGTTGTTTCTCCAATTAATGCGCAGCCTGAGACGGCAGGCTGCAAACCGTTTCCAACGGTGAATACCGATATCCAAAGTCAGACCTCGCAGTGCGCTGCATCGAACAGGGACAGCAGCACAGTATCGGCATCGTAAACAGCGCAGTCGTCCAGCGCTTTCTCAAGCACCTCGTCAGTCAGCAGCCGCTTGTTCAAGAACCGCAGCGCAAACTCCGGGTCTTCTGGGTACGCTGTGTGGGCAATCATCGCAAGCAAGTCGTGGTACATACCGCGCAGCGCATCGTCAATGCAGTCCATCACCATGAGGCTGTGGGTAGTGGCATCGTACTCATCGTCTTCATCATCGACCCACACACCGTCCCACTTGGTTGACAATGGGCTGGCCTGCGTCTTGTACGCACCGAGCCAGTCGATGTGCTTGGGCGCTTCCACAACAGCCGGGTCACGTACCGTAGGCAGCTCGTCCCACTTGATGCGTACCACCGCAGCAGCCAGCGCTTTGAAGTGGTGCAAGTCCAGCGTCTCGCGGTCTGAGTGCTCGTGGTCGTAGCCCACGCTGATGTTCGTGCATTCGGGGATGATGTCAACAAACTCGGCAGTGTCGGTGTACACCCCGGTGTCATCGCCCAGATACATCAGCACCTCGTCAGCGCACATCGTGTCGGACAGCGCAGCAGCGAAGTCATCCGAGCAGCACCTACCCCAGCCCTGATGCGTGATGATGCTGTCGATGCCCCGCCTGTCGAACGCAATGGCACGGTCGAACTGAGCCAGCAGCTCCTTGCTATGGTCGGCAAGGTACTTGGCACCGATACCCCCCTTCTCCTCGCCCTGCGTGAAGATGTAATACCCCGGCACTTGCGCATGAATCAAGTGCATAAGTAATGCGCATCCCGCACCATCATCAGCGCCAAGGGGCGCACCATCGGCATACCACATACCCCGCGTCTTCCTGAAACGGTTTGACCCCTCCTCCCGATGCACCGTGTCAACGTGCGCTACGAACAGCGTGCGGCTGAGCAGGTCTTGCCTTGCATCAACGTGCAGGTTACCCACCGCGTCATAGCTGACCGCAATGTGTGGGAGACGGGGCAGGTGCGTATGCAGCCAGTCCGTGAATGCCCGTGTCGATGCCGTTGCGTGTGGCCGCTTCATGGAGAGCGCACGCGCCAGCGTCTTGTAGAGAATCGTCTTCTTGTTTAGCATGATACTTCCTTGGTTACTTCAATTGTATTTTTGGGAGCATAGGCCGCGTGGTAAAGCTCACCGTTGACGAGCACCGCCAGCTCCTCGTCCTTGAGATACCACTTGCCTGACCCGGCACACTCCCACGCATCCTCCTCCAGCACCCACCAACCGTTGGCTAGCTCCACGCAGTCATCAATCAGCGCCCAGTTACCATCGTGCAGCTCCACGCAGTCCTCGGCTACCTCGTACTCGCCATCGGGTAGGCACACGCAGTCATCAAGTAGGTAGAAATCTGACTTGCTCTCGACATACACCGAGTTGTCAGCCAGCGCATACTTCCCATCGTGCAGCGTCACGATGCCGTTATCCTCAAGATACTCTTCGTCGTAGTATTTGCCGTCCACCTCCACAGCATTGTCGTCGGAGATGTAGTATTCACTGCTCCTGCGCCCAGTGACATATGTGTAGGCATCGATGCAGCAGTCACCCACCATCCTGTCCGAGTGGTAGCCGATGTGGCGTGTGTCGTCCTCATGTACACGTCTACCGCAATCTGCACAGGCGCAACTGTTGTTCTCGTCCGGCGTACCGTCCGTGTTGCAGCATCGATACTCGCCGCTGTTTGTGATGACGAGGCACTTGGTGCGCTGCTGGTCTGATGGGTTGAGGTAGCCATGGTCAATGTCCACCTCCTGCGCACCACCGTCGATGTACGGGGCAATGAACTCCGCGTTTCTGTGATTGCTGGACAGGAGCGCCAGCCGCTCACCCAGCCAAGAGCATTGGTACTCATACCCCTGCCCGATGAGCCACTGAATCAGCTCGTCATCGGGCTGCGAGTACGTCTCGCCATCGCGATGTCTGTAGGTACGCACGAAGTACTTGGGTTTGCTTGCATCATTGTTGCGCTGCATGAGTAGCGCCCTGCCCACGATACTGTTGTGCATGATACGTGTGGCAATGTGCCAGCCATACTTCGGAGCGTATGTCTCATAGGGGTGATGCCCCAGCTCATCGATGTAGTCTTCGTTACCATCATCGTCAACGAACTTCATGCAAGACGATGGCCCCTCCTACACCGCCCTGACGATGGCCTCGGTGGTGTGCTCGATGCGAAAGCTAGATGCCGTGCCGTACTTGGCAACCATGTCCCGGATGATGTGGTCAGGCATATCCGGCCAGTGCCGCTTGATGTACTTGCCCAGACTGGTCAGCGTCTGCTTGTCGTCCACGCCTGCCCGCTCGTCCCGTGTGTAGGCCGCGCGGGTTTCATCCGTCTCCGCTACGTGAGGCCACTCCAGCAGCAAGCGCTGCCAGTCCTGCGGGTCAGCGAGACTGAAGGCGTACTCGACTGCGGGGTGCAGGTTGTGCTTGCGCTGTAGGTTTTGATGCCAGATGCGAGTGTGCCAGACTATTTCTGCTGCTCGGCAGAAGTTGATGGCTTTTTCTGATGTGCCTATGTTCATGTTGTATCTCCAATTAATGTGCAGCCTGAGACGGCAGGCTGCTGACCGTTTTGGTTTCGGGTCACTGTGACCCGGTTTTATTTCAGCGCCCTTTGTTTGTCTTGAACCACCATGTCAACGGCTGCGCCGATGACCTCCCAGTTAACGCCGATGTTGGCATCGAACGCATCGACCACCAGCTCAAGTACCCTCACGCAGTCCTCGTCCGTGAAGTCTTCTGCGTCCTCGATGTTGTCGCAGTCGATGACGTTACGCACGTCCTCGATAGACCAGTCATCGCTCAAGTGCCAAGCGCCGTTTGAAAATTTCATTTGTGCCATGTCGTTCTCCTTTGGTTATTCAATCACTGCGTCTTCTTTAATCCAGCGCTCGGGGTAGCGTTCCCACATCGCGCTGTAGTCGTACTTATCCTTGGGCACATACCTGTATGTGTTGCACTTCACGTACTCCAAGTCCATCGAGCGGTACACTACCCCGTCAATGGTGCGCGTGTTTTCTTCTTCGCTTTTCTCAAGCTTGCGTTTGCATTCCCTCTTGTACCTAGCTACGGCAAGCTGCGCGGCTTTTTTGGTTGCGTAGATGGCGACAGTGTGGGGGCTTGCCTTGTAGTAGTGGTCGTCACACAGGTGGTCTTCCAGCACAGAATAAACTTGCATCTCTCTTCTCCTTAGTTAAAGTAATACGGGACGACCAGCGCAGCAAGCGCACATACCTTGATGACAATCATCAAGAAGTAAAACTCAAAGTCAGTCATTTCTCTTCTCCTCGATTGGTTGTTCATCAGTGCAGATACAGACGATGCGCTCGAAGTCCGGCGCTCCCTCAAGTGTTGTCGCTCTAAAATTCTTGCCTGTATATGAAAAGCTCTCGACACGCATGGGCTTGCCGTGTACTTGCAAGACCTGCCCGATGCGGTAGTCCCCCTTGGGGATGTAAGCAAACTTCATTTCTCGTCTCCTTGTTCGTCAAACATATCGTCATACTCAGCGGCTTGCTCATCGATGGCTGACTCCCTCGCTGACATGTAGGTGGAGCGCGGCGTGTCCTCGCGCTCTTGTTCGAACTCAGACAGAAACCCTTGCAGGTGCTGCTCCGGTGTGTGGGCAAGCAGCCCCTCGATTGCCGTCCAGTCTTGTGCGTCTATGTCGCGCTGCATTTGCGCTAGAACGCGGTTGATAAGTTTCTCTTTGGTCATTTCTCTTCTCCAATTAATGTGCAGCCTGAGACGGCAGGCTGCTGACCGTTTTGGTTTCGGGTCACTGTGACCCTTTGTTGATAGGGAACTCGCCCGGTGCTGTGCGTGGGGTCATCACCCCGTGCCATGTCGGGGGTATGAAGGCGTTCGGGGGCAGCAGGCTGATGATGTGCAGGGCGTACTGCATCTTGCTTATCTGGATGCGCAGGTCAGCTATCTCCTGCTGCTTGAACACATGGGTGTCGGTCAACCTAGCATCGGCAAGCTCGACCGCGAGGAGACGCTCGACGTGGGTCAGCTCGTTTTGTGTACGCTCGGTCAGGGCTTGCCTACGTTTAGCGCTGGTGGCTCGGTCAAGTACGACAAGGAAGGGGTACTTGCGCTTGACCCCCTTTACTCGGGGAATCGAGTCGAACAGGGCGTTTATCTCCCGGACGATGTTGGGCGGCACGTAGTCCACCCAATGCGTTCCCCCGTTGGGCTTGCCGTGTGGGAATGCCCGTGTGGGTTTGCTAGCCTGCCTGCTAGGGGTCAGGAGGTCGTCAGCGGTATCGGCATCGCTGCGCTTTATCTTGTCCACGTTCTGCTTGAGCTTGTCGATGAGCAGTTCGAGCACCTTGGCATAGGCTTCGAGCGCAGCGGTGCGTTCAGGTGTAGGGTACAGCAGGGGTAGTCGCAGCATATGCTGCACGTTGCGTAGCTCGGCCACAGCCGGGTCGATTATCTGATGCCATAGCCTGATGTGCTGCTCACGCTTCTTGCGCAAGGGGCGCGTCTCATCGCGTCTGGTCTGCTCTTCGGTGATTAGCCCATCGATAAGCTCGGGGGGCACGTTGCGTTTTATGAGGTAGCTGCGCATGGCAGCGACCGACATACTGTAGAAGCTTTTGGGGTATTTCATGCTATATACCAGAGTTGGGTTACGAAAGTGTCCAGCTTTTTTGAACTGTCCATTTAAATACCAATTCTATTCCCGTTTTTGGACACGCGCAACCCGCATGGATACTAGCTTTTCGAAGTTTGTGTCCGAAGTACTGTTCGCCATACAGAAGGAGCTAGCCAAAGCTTAAAAGCAAGAAAGAAAACAAGCGCGGAAGAAAAAATATATACACTCTCTATACTATATATAATAATAAAAATATTTAGTAGTAGTACGGACACTAAACCCCCAGACGTTAGCATCCATGCGGGTTGCGCGTGTCCGTATTTGAAAATGAATCTGGTATATCAGTGGACACCCCGGACAGTGGTTTTTATACAACACTTCTTGCCCGACTGATATACCACGTTTGCATTTCGGTTGTTCCGCGCTGCAAGCGGGTCACCGTGACCCGAATTTCAGAACAACACCCGTTGAGTCGGGGTCATGCGCTCAGCCAGCCAGCGCTCGAAGGCGAGGTCACAAGTGAAGGCGATACCCTGCGTGGGCTTGCCCACAGGAACCGCCGAGGTTATCTTGAAGTCGCGCCTGCTGGTGGGGTACTGGTCGTACAGATTCCATGCCCCTGACGGGGTTTGGATAGTGCCTACGTGGACGATTGTCCGGGTTGCTTTTCTCATTTCATTTCTCCTAGTAGTTGTAGCTGATGGAAACTTTGACGGCGTACTCTCTGGGGCTGACACGCTTGACGCTAGCCCGTGTCGAGGCGCAGCCGCAGCAGTCGTACTCATGACGGCATCCACTGCCGCTGAGCGTCTGGCGTATGGACTGGGACAGGTCTGCTCCCTTGAGCGCCGAGGGCGCAACCACCCGGAAGCGGGCAGTCCCGCCGTCATCGTAGCCCCCGTCCTCGGTCTCGTGTGTGATGCCCAGCACCTTGACCGTGCCAGTAAATTCCTCGTCGTCGAGGTGTCGCCAGCCGTCCGCGTAGCGGTGGGTTAGCCGGGTAAACAGGTTGAGTTTGAACATATTGCTATCTCCATTAAGGATTCCGGATACCGTCCGGTGCGGTCGTGCTGGTCGCACTCCAAAGCACAGCGTGCTGTGCTTCAGGGTAGAACCGTTTTCGGGTCACAGTGACTAGACAAAGAAAAGAATACCGCCCCAACCCGATTGGCAGGGCGGCGGACAGAAAACGGGTCACCGTGACCCGAAAGAATCAAACAGAAGCCAAGAACTTGCGCTTCTGCGCGGCATTGAGCTTGCCGTATGCCTTGAGAGCCTCGGCAACAAGGTCAATCTCCTTGCTACTGGACTGGCGGCGGGTTGTCCCCGCCAGCATCAGCATGGTGTCGCGCACCGTGGTCTTGGCTTTCTCGTACTTGGCATGGCTCGTAATGAGCGACACCTTGCCCGTCTCCTCGTTGACCTTGAACCCCTTGATGCCAGAACCTACCTTGCCGCAAGCCCATTCGATGACGACACCGCGTGCCGTCTCCAACGTGTACCCCGCATCCCGCATCCCCCTGATGAGTGCGACCCTGCTATCTGCAAAGGTGTTGAGGGTTTGGAAAGCCAGTGCTTTGTTTCCTGTTGACATTTGAATTACCTCTTAGGTTCGGGTCACTGTGACCCGTTGGTTATGCGGCTAGGAACCCCCTAACCGCTAACTCTATTGTAAGAATGGGGTAAATTCGCGCGCCTATAGGGGCGTAAACGGGTATGGCGAACCCCACCCGCCCCCCACCAAGCAATACAGGGCAAGCTAGGGCCGTCCCACATGAACACTATTCCCCTCCCATCATCTCAATTTTTGTCTAATCATCCATAAATCACACCCAAATTAGCCTTAAATTGCAAACAAAGCACCTACAGAAACACCCCCCGGCACCCAAAAATTAGCCCATACCCCACAAAATTTTGCAAAAATTAAGCTAAATTCTGTCTAACAGTAGACAAATACACACAAAAAAATGCCCGGCGAACCGGGCAAAGATGGATTTTCAGCCATCGGAGGAGAAGCAACGACTGTGAAAACACAGACACTACCTAAAAAGCAGTGTACATTACAGGCTCCGAGTCCGCAAGGTACTACGCGCATGTTTGAGCATCTGATTTCTTTTGAACCCCCGGTGGTAGAGGCCACAGGCAAAGACGTTTCCGGTCTGGATAAAGCCACGCCCGAGCAAACGCTGAACGCACAGGTCAATACAACGAAGTGGTTAGAGCAGCTTGGTGTTGACGACGACAACAAGATTCTTCAGGAAGCCGAAGCCAAGGCCGCACGTACCGTCTTCGCTGCGTTAACTAACAACACGGCACCCAACGACACCAAAACGCAGTTGACGCTGCTTAAGACCCCTGAGTCAGTGCGTCACCTCGTCACCATGCTGTCAGCCTATGACTGGGAATTCGTCGAGCAGGCCAAACAGATGCGCGGAATGGCGGTCGCCAAAATCATTGAGGAGACCAACCACCCAGACGCTCGGATTCGGCTCAAGGCCATCGAGATGCTGGGCCGGGTCACGGAAGTGGCGCTGTTCACGGACCGCGTATCGGTCACCAAAACGGACATGACCGACGCCGAGATCGACAAGAAGCTCCAAGACAAGCTCGACACGCTGCTCAACGTGGTCGATGTAGAGGCAACTTCCGGCGAGATCAAACCCGACATAACGGACGTAGAACCGTTAAAACAGAGTGAGCACTCACTAACATCAGAAGCCGATGAAGCTTGACGCACTCAACCTGAAGGCAGAAGAGATCGCGGCCATACGCGCTGCGTTGCCGACGATGACGGTCAAGAACAAGCTTGAGCTGATGGAGATGCTGGAAGAGCGCGATCGCAGGATGTCGCTTAAGAACTCGCGTACCAACATGATCGACTTTGCTCGGCGCGTTTACCCCGGCTTCAAGGTTGGCCCCCATCATCGCAAGCTGTCCAAGATTTTCCAAGACGTGATCGACGGCAAAAAGAAACGCGTCATTATTAATATCGCGCCGAGGATGGGTAAGTCCGAGTTCAGCAGTTATTTGTTCCCGGCATTCTTCCTAGGTAATTACCCTAATAAGAAAATTATCATGGGCACGCACACCGCGTCCTTGTCGGAAGACTTTGGTCGCCGGGTCAGGAACATGCTGGAGGACGAGGACTACAACGCCGTGTTCCCCGGAACCAAACTCGCGCAAGACCAGAAAGCCTCCGGCAAGTGGTCAACGGCTGACGGTGGTCAGTATTACGCCGCTGGTGTGGGTGGAGCCTTGGCAGGCCGGGGCGCTGACCTGTTCATGATCGACGACCCCCACTCAGAACAAGACGTTAAAGCCAACAGTCGTCTAGCGTTTGACACGGCTTGGTCGTGGTTCCAGACAGGCCCGCTCCAGCGCTTGATGCCCAACGGTGCCATTATTGTTGTGATGACCCGCTGGGGGCCGCTCGACCTGACCGGGCGGCTGATCGACTACCAAGTCAAGAACCCCGACTCACCGCGCTGGGAGATCGTGGAGCTGCCTGCCATCCTCAACGAAGGCACGGAAAACGAGAAGTCACTTTGGCCCGAGCAGTGGCCTCTGGAGTCTTTGAAGTCCGCCAAGTCGTCGATGGACCCGAGGTATTGGAACGCGCAGTACATGCAGCAGCCGACCTCGGACGTTTCGGCCATCATCAGCCGAAAGAGTTGGCGCATCTGGCTCCACGACGACCCGCCGCCTTGTGAGTACATCATCCAGAGCTGGGACACGGCGCACGAGACCAAGAGCACCTCCGACTATTCGGCCTGCACGACTTGGGGCGTTTGGTACAACGAAGAAGAAAACAATGCCCCGCAGCTCATGCTGCTGGACGCGTTTAAAGACCGGATGGCGTTCCCCGAGCTGAAGGTGATCGCCTTCAAGCACTGGAAAGAGTGGGACCCAGACGCGTTTATTGTGGAGAAAAAGGCCGCTGGGGGTCCGCTCATCCAAGAGCTACGGGCGATGGGCATCCCCGTACAAGAATTTACACCGAGCCGGGGAAACGATAAGATGGTGCGGGTCAACGCGATTGCAGACCTGTTCACGTCCGGTATTGTCTGGGCACCGGATACCCGCTGGGCGCGAGAAGTCATTGAAGAAGTAGCGGCGTTCCCGGTAGGCGAGAACGACGACTACGTGGACACAACCAGTCAGGCGCTGCTACGCTTCAGGCAAGGTGGGTTTATCTCGCTGGATACCGACGAGAAAGACGATAGGATTTACAGAGGACGCAAAGCGGCCTACTACTAAGGAACAACATGGCAACGAACATCGACAAAGCACTCTACCAACAGCCCCAAGGCATAGACGACTATGCAGCAGATGAGCAGGGCATTGAGATTGAGATCGTAGACCCAGAAGGGGTCAGCATCCACGGTCCGGGCTTTGAGCTGGAGCTTGCCAAGGTTGAAGCCGACGCTAAAGACGACTTTGATGCCAATCTGGCCGACGACATGGACGCAAGCGCCATAGAGACGATGGCTGGCGACCTTGCTGGGGACATTGAGAACGACAGGAACTCCCGCAAGGACTGGGAGAAAGCCTACACCGAGGGCTTGAAACTACTGGGCTTGCAGATTGAAGAGCGCACGGAGCCGTGGAACGGAGCGTCTGGCGTGTTCCACCCCATGATTACCGAAGCCGTTGTGCGGTTTCAGAGTGAGACGATCACCGAGACGTTCCCAGCCGCAGGCCCGGTGCGCACCAAGATTCTTGGTAAAGAGACCCCTGAGAAGCAGCAAGCTGCGCAGCGGGTTGAGTCGGACATGAACTACGAGCTGACGGACGTGATGCGCGAGTTCCGCCCCGAGCATGAACGCATGTTGTGGTCACTGCCTGCCACGGGTTCGGCATTCAAGAAGGTGTACTACGACCCCTCACTGGGTCGGCAGGTGTCCATGTTTGTGCCCGCCGAGGACATCATCTTGCCGTACGGCACGACTGACTTGGATACGTGCTACCGCGTGACGCACGTCATGCGTAAGACCAAGAACGAGATCGTCAAGCTCCAGCAAGCGGGCTTTTATCGCGATATCGAGCTGGGTGACCCGAGCCGGGAGCAGACCAACATTGAGAAGGCCAAGGACAAAGAGACGGGCTTCAGTGATTTGAACGATGATCGCTATATCCTGATGGAGTGCCACGTAGAGCTGGACCTGCCGGGATATGAGGATAAGGATGAAGCCGGGGAAGTTACGGGCATTGCGCTTCCCTACGTAGTAACCCTAATTAAAGGAACTAATGATGTCTTGTCCATTCGACGCAACTGGCTTGAGAGTGATGATTTACACCTCAAGCGCCAGCACTTCGTACACTACCAATACATCCCCGGCTTTGGGGCTTACGGCTTTGGGCTGTTCCACCTCATCGGCGGCTACGCCAAGTCAGCCACCAGCATCATGCGACAACTCGTCGATGCGGGCACCCTGTCCAACCTCCCCGGAGGTCTCAAGTCTCGGGGACTTCGGATTAAGGGTGATGACACTCCGATTGCCCCCGGCGAGTTCCGGGATGTAGACATTGGCTCGGGCACGCTGCGCGACAGTATTCTGCCCCTGCCGTATAAAGAGCCAAGTCAGGTCTTGGCGGGTCTGTTAGGAACCATCGTTGAAGAGGGCCGCAGGTTCGCGGCTACTGCGGATATGAAGATAGCCGACATGTCGGCTAACGCGCCCGTAGGCACCACACTGGCCCTGCTGGAGCGCCAGCTTAAAGTGATGTCCGCAGTTCAGGCACGACTGCACTACAGCTTCAAACAAGAGCTACGCCTGTTGGCGGGCTTGATACGCGACTACACCGACCCAGACTACGACTACGAGCCAGAAAAAGGCGGACGTAGAGCCAAGGCCGAGGACTACAACCACGTTGACATTATTCCTGTATCGGACCCCAACGCGGCCACCATGAGCCAGCGTGTGGTGCAGTACCAAGCCGTCATCCAGATGGCGCAGATGTCTCCGACCATTTACGACCAGCCGTACCTGCACCGCCAGATGCTTGAGGTACTGGGTATTAAGAATGCAGACAAGCTGGTGCCCCTGCCGGACGACCAGAAGCCACGCGACCCAGTGACGGAGAACATGGAGATTCTCAAGGGCGCACCTGTCAAGGCGTTCATGTACCAAGACCACGAGTCGCACATCAAAGTACACATGGCTGCAATGCAAGACCCCATCATCATGCAGTTGGTGGGACAAAACCCCAAGGCGCAGATGCTTCAGGGCGCGATGATGGCGCACATTGCTGAGCACGTTGGCTTTGGCTACCGCCAGAAGATTGAGCAGCAGTTGGGTATGCCGTTGCCGCCCGAAGACGAGAAGCTCCCGCCGCAGATTGAGTTGGCGTTGTCGGGAATGATGGCGCAGGCGGCGGCGCAGGTTCTCCAGCAGAGCCAAGCCCAAGCGGCGCAGCAGCAGGCGCAGCAGCAAGCCCAAGACCCAGTTATCCAGCTCCAGCAGCAGGACATGAAGATCAAGGAACGCGAAGTTGACCTCAAGGAAAAGAAACTTCAGATTGATGCCGCCACTAAGGCGGATGAGCTGGAGCTGAAGAAACAAGCGCTGGAAGGCAAGATGCAGCTTGATGGGTTTAAGGCGGGCCAGCAGGCCACGCAAGCCGACAAGACACTGCAAGCCAGCCAAGAACGAGACGGTGTTCGCATGGGCATCGATATCGCAAGAAGCCGCCAACAGGCGGGAATGAAAAACCAACCACCGAAAGGGTAAGTTAATTAAATGATTCAAGACTTCGCACGCGTATTGCGCGAACAAATACGCACCGATATGAACAACTACACAGACGACCTCGCTGGGGGAGCCTGTCGGTCGTTCGATCAATACCAAAAACTCTGCGGAATCATCCAAGGTCTGGCTATCGCAGAGCGTTACTTACTCGACCTTGCTAAGAAAGTGGAAGAATCAGATGAGTGAACTTAGCCTTGAACCCAACAGCTTCGTGCTGCCCGAAACGGCTCATTTAGCCGAAGCCCCAGAAGTAGACCCTCCCACCGACGACGAAAAAGCACGCCAGCTACCCGACCCATCGGGCTGGAAAATCCTGTGCGCTGTGCCTGACGTTGTAGAGACGTTTGAGAACTCGTCTATTGTTAAAGCCGGACAGTTCATGCGGCAAGAAGAACACGCCACCACGGTGCTGTTTGTCTTAAAAGTAGGCCCAGACGCGTACAGCGACACCACCAAGTTCCCGGCAGGTCCGTGGTGCAAGGCAGGTGACTTTGTGCTCGTGCGTACGTATTCAGGTACGCGCTTCAAAATCTACGGAAAAGAATTCCGTTTGATAAATGACGATCAGGTGGACGCAGTTGTCCAAGACCCCCGTGGGTTAACCCGCGCTTAAAGGAGCTTTAAATGGCAGACGCATACAAATTCCCCGACGAACAGGAAACCACTGTTGTAGTCAACCAACAAGACGACGAGATCGAAATTGAGATTGTCGATGACACCCCCGAACGAGACCGAGGGCGCAAGCCGTTAGACCGGGAAGTACTTGACCCCACCGATGCCGAAATTGAGACCTACACCAAGGGTGCTCAAGAGCGTATCAAGGAGTTGACACACGCCCGCCACGACGAGCGCAGGGCTAAAGAAGCCATACAGCGTGAAAAGCAAGAGCTGGAGCGCATCGCTCAACACATGCAGAACGAGAATACAAGGCTCAAGCAGTATGTGGACACGGGCACGCAGCAGTACAACAAGATGGCTGAGAGTGCTGCGGAAGCCGAGCTGGACAAAGCCCGCCGTGATTACAAGGTAGCGCAGGAGTCGTTTGACACGGACGGCATTATTGCTGCCCAAGAAGCGCTGACAGAAGCAAAAATGAAGATTGCGGCAGCAAAAAACTTTCGTCCACCCCCTTTACAGACGGAAGAATATGATGTACAAACGAGGCAACCGGCACCCCAACAGGTGCAACCTGACGAAAAAACCTTGCGCTGGCAAGCAAAAAACCAGTGGTTCGGGTCAAACGGGTTTGAAGAAGTTACCAGCTTTGCACTAGGGCTGCACCAAAATCTAGTCAATAACGGGGTTGACCCGCGAAGTGACGAATACTACGAGCGCATTGACGCACGCGTGAAGTCTAAGTTCCCTGAAGTTTTTGGGGAAACAGAAGATCGGAAGTCATCAGACTCTCCAAAACGGCCAACCTCGGTTGTTGCTCCCGCAGCGCGTTCTTCGGGCGCAAAAAAAATTCAACTCACCCCCACGCAAATTGCGTTGGCAAAAAAGTACGGATTAACCCCGCAGCAATATGCTGTTGAAGTTGCAAAATTGGAGAAAAATAATGGCTGAAAATCGCACCCCTCGTGATCTGGTATCACGCGACAAAACTGCTCGTTCTGTGTATGTGCCACCATCGGCGTTACCGGACCCGACTCCTGAGCCGGGTTATGTGTATCGTTGGGTGATGACCCATTTGCTGGGCGAGGCAAACCCGACCAACGTGTCTCGCAAGATGCGCGAAGGCTGGGAGCCTGTAAAGGCAGTAGACCATCCAGAACTGATGCTGGCAGGTAGTGAAAAGACCGGAAATGTCGAGATTGGTGGCCTCATGCTTTGCAAGATGTCTGCCGAACGCGCACAGTCCCGTGACGAGTACTACAACCTGCAAGCGCAGAACCAGATGGACTCAGTGGACAATCACTTCATGCGAAATAATGACCCTCGGATGCCTCTGTTTGCTGACCGCAAGTCAACAGCCAGTCGCGGACAAGGATTTGGTTCAGGTTCTAAATAAAGGAGTGCCTTATGGCATCAACTGCTTCACCCTATGGCTTTAAAGCCGTAAATGAGCTGGGCGGTCTACCCTATTCGGGCAGCACGCGTCAGTTTCCCATTAACCCTGCTGGTTACAACACGAACATTTTCAATGGTTCGTTGGTCTACGTAGCTTCGACAGGCTATTTGCAAATCGCTACCGCGACTGGTGCTGATGCTACAACCAATGGTTTCCCCACTGGTACGGCTAACACTGGTGTAGTTGGCGTTTTTGTTGGTTGCTCGTACGTGAATGCACAAGGTCAGGTAATCTACGCTCAGTACTACCCCGCCAACTACGCTGCTCCTACTGGCACGGCGATTACTGCATACGTCATTGATGATGACCGCGCTGTTTTCCAAGTGCAAGCCGATGGCAGTTTGACTTTTGCTGCTTTGGGCGCTAACGTAATTTTGAGTGCTGCGCAATCTACCTCTACAGGTAGTACTACCACTGGCAACTCAACCACTTCTGTAAGTGCCACAGCACAGACAACCACTGGCGCTTTCCGCGTTATTGGTTTTCCTAACATGCAGGGCTTCTCGGTTGCGGGTGACGCATATACTGACATTCTGGTGAAGTTTAACCCCGGATACCACTCTTACAGCAACGCTGTTGGTCTGTAAAGGAGCTAAATCATGGCTATTTCACGCGCACAACTACTTAAAGAACTGCTCCCCGGTCTGAACGCTTTGTTTGGTCTGGAGTACGCACGTTACGGCGAAGAGCACAAGGAAATCTACGAGACCGAGAAATCGGAACGCTCGTTTGAAGAAGAAACCAAGCTGTCCGGCTTCGGTGCTGCACCAGTGAAGAACGAGGGCCAAGCCATTGCTTATGACAATGCGCAGGAAGCCTTCACTGCACGTTACAGCCACGAGACCATCGCTTTGGGCTTCTCGATTACCGAAGAGGCAGTCGAAGATAACCTGTACGACAGTCTGTCGGCTCGTTACACCAAAGGTCTGGCACGCGCTATGGCCTACACCAAGCAGGTTAAAGCAGCTTCTGTCGTGAACAACGGCTTTAGCGGTTCTTACCTCGGCGGTGACGGTGTATCGTTGTTTGGCGTTAATTCTTCCAGCTCTCGTGTGGGTCACCCACTCGTCAATGGCGGCGTTAACTACAACAGCCCAGCGACTGGCGTTGACTTGAACGAAACCTCACTGGAAAATGCTGTGATTCAAATCGCTGCATGGGTTGATGAGCGCGGTCTGCTGATCGCCGCCAAGCCACGCAAGATGATTGTTCCGCCTGCTCTGCAATTCGTTGCTACCCGTCTGTTGGAAACCAGCCTGCGTGTTGGTACTACCGACAACGATATCAACGCAATCAAGAACAACGGTTCGATTCCAGAAGGTTATTGCGTTAACCACTTCTTGACAGACACGAACGCTTGGTTCCTCTGCACGGACGTGCCAAACGGCCTGAAGCACTTCGAGCGTACCCCATTGAACAACTCGATGGACGGGGATTTCGACACTGGAAACGTCCGTTACAAGTCTCGTGAGCGCTACAGCTTTGGCTGGTCGGATCCGCTCGGAATGTGGGGCAGCTCTGGTTCGTCTTAATCGAATCCGCAGCTAGCCTAGCTAGCTTGCTACAAAAAAGGGAGCTTCGGCTCCCTTTTTATTTTCCGTTGCACTTCTTGTTTGTCTGTGCTATATTGCTTTTAATCCGGGGTTTCCGGTGCATCAAATTGTCCCGGCAAACGACATACCGATTGATGCACTTCACTTGTATGTAAGGAAATCATCATGGGATTCGCAACTCACCTCGGCCCTTGGCTGCTTGGCACTGTAAAAAACACTACGGGCACCACCGCTGGCACAATCCGCAATATGGGTGCAACGATTGTTTCTCAATCGTATACCGTAGCCACAGCCACTATCTTGGCATCCCCTACCGCAGTGCAGATGTTTACTTTGCCTGCTGGCGCACAAATTATGCGTTTTGATATCTACGTAATTACTGCTTTAACTGGCGCTAGTAATTGCGGCGTTGTTATTGGAACCTCTGGAACAGCCAACTTTTATATGACTACGCTGAACACTGGAACAGCAGTGGTGCAAGTCTCTCCTGCAACGATTGCTGCGGCTACTGTTGCGTCTAAGACCAACAACGTAGGAACAACTGATGCAATCATCTACGGTACGTTTACAGCGGCTACGGCTGATGCAACTGCTGGTTCACTAGTTGTGTCGGTCACATACACTGTCCGTGATTCAGACGGCTCTGCTAACCCAGCGTCTGCTTAATTAATCTCGGGGGCTTCGGCCCCTGCATAAAAGGAGATTGATTATGAATCAGACACCTGTAAAACAAGCGCACCTAAACGGTAGCGGCTTTCTTGTTCTTGGGCGTAATCGTGTAAAAGCCATTTCGTTTACCGGAACATCTACTGCTGGGTTTGTGGCATTATTTGATACGACTACTGCCCCCGTAACTACGGCAACTTATGGACGTTCTGGTACAACCGTAACAGTTACGCAATCCGCGCATGGGTTAACAACTGGCGACGTAATTGGCATTGACTTTGCCGCTGGTACAGGTGGTACGGCTACCAATGGCAACTACCCTGTCACGGTAACCGACTCAAGTACGTTTACCATTACGGACATTAACTCTGGCAGTATCACTGCTGGCGCTGCAATGGCCTATGCAAGCCGTTGGTTGATGTCGTATGACGTAGCAGCATCGGACACATTTAACAATGCACCTTTTATTCCTGATGACGGCGTGCTTGTTGTTAACGGCATTTATGCGTACCTGTCTAACGTAGCTTTTTGCAATATTTTCTATGGCTAAGAAAAAAAGCCCCGTTCTTTCGGTTGGGCGCGGTGAAAAGCTACCCGTCTCCAAGGGAGCGGGGTTGACTGCCAAAGGCCGTGCCAAATACAACGCTGCAACGGGCAGCAACCTGAAAGCGCCACAGCCTCAAGGCGGTAAGCGCAAGGACTCATTCTGCGCCCGTATGAGCGGTATGCCGGGGCCGATGAAGGATGAGAAGGGTAAGCCTACCCGTAAGGCGGCGTCATTGGCAAGATGGAAGTGCTGACATGGAAATGATGCTGTGGAACGCAGCCCTGAGCGCAATTGTTGCGGTTATGGGTTTCTTGCTTAAAGGCAGGTTTGATGAGTTGGACAGGCTCAGTATTTTGCTGAACCGTACTCGTGAAGAAGTGGCGCGTGACCATATCACTCGCTCTGAGTTCCGTGCGGATATGCAGCAGTTGCTCGATAGGTTTGACAGACTAGAACGCAAAATTGACAACTTGAGAGGGCATCATGCCATCGACTAGTAAGAAGCAACACAATTTCATGGCTGCGATTGCTCACTCGCCATCGTTCGCCAAGAAAGTAGGAATCCCACAGTCCGTGGGACAGGACTTTAACAAGGCCGACAAAGGCCGTAAATTTTCAAAAGGTGGTGACACTATGGCTTCCAAAATGAACGCTGGTTTTATGGCAATGATGGCTAAGAAAAAAGGCGCACAAGAAGGCTCTAAAGCTGACATGGCGACTGACAAAAAGCAGATGATGGGCATGAAAAAAGGCGGCGCGACCAAGATGGCTAAAGGTGGCGGCATCGAAACCAAGGGTAAGACCAAGGGCGCGATGGTCAAAATGAAAAACGGCGGGAAGTGCTAAATCATGGCTCAAAATCCTAACATTGATGACGCTACACGCGCTAGGGCAATGAAGTTTGTTGCCGATAAAGCAGCGCCTGCTAAACAACGAATTGTTAGTAAAAAAGAACTAGAAGACTCTGGTCTTAGCCTACGTGATTTTTTAAACAAAGAACGTGGTTTAACGCGCCGCAAAGAAGTTGACCCAACAGCGGGCGAAGCACGCGATAGAGCGGCTCAAATAGCTGCGGACAGCATAGACCCCGGTGCGCCAAGTATGGAATCGCTCATGAGCGGCTATAAACCCCGTCGTACTTCTACTTTGTCTGAAGTAGTTATGCCCGGTACCAACATTAACTACGAAAATAAAGATGTCAGCGACATGAGCATGAAACGTGGTGGTAGGGTCAAGAAAATGGCTTCTGGCGGTTCCGTAGGAATGGATAAGGTGCGAGACAAGGCCATGATTCTAAAAGCGTTTAAACAGCATGACGCGCAAGAGCACAAAGGCGGCAAGGGCACAGTCTTGAAGCTGTCTAGTGGCGGTTCCGCTTCTAAACGTGCTGACGGGATTGCCCAGCGCGGAAGGACACGCGCATGATGGCAAGCCGGGGCATGGGTGATATTGCCCCCGGCAAAATGCCGAAGGGCAAGAAAGTTGCCCGTAAGGACGACACAGCCTTTACGCAGTTCAAAGCGGGGGGCAAGGTCAACGCTGCGGGAAACTACACCAAGCCTGACTTACGCAAACGTATCTTGTCTCAAGTGAAGTCCGCAGCTACGCAAGGTACGGGCGCAGGCCAGTGGTCAGCCAGAAAAGCGCAACTTGTTGCCAAAAAATATAAAGCCGCAGGCGGCGGATATCGAGACTGACATGAAGGCACCGCAGAAATCCCTCAAGGACTGGGGCGACCAAAAATGGAGGACGAAAAGTGGTAAAAAATCTAGTGTCACTGGTGAACGATATCTGCCAGAAGCTGCAATCAAGAATCTCAGTCCTGCTGAGTACGCTGCGACGACCAAAGCCAAGCGCGCAGGAAAAGCCGCCGGGAAGCAGTTTGTAGCCCAGCCCAAACGCATCGCAAAGAAAACAGCAGGTTTTAGATAATGGCAACCTCCGGTACAGCAACATTCAACCTAGACCTCGTAGAACTGGTCGAGGAGGCGTTTGAGCGCGTCGGGTCTGAGATGCGTACCGGATACGACCTAAAGACGGCCAGACGGTCTTTAAACCTGTTGTTTGCGGATTGGGCCAATCGCGGCATCAACATGTGGACGTTTGAGCAGGGGTCTATTGCGATGGTTCCCGGTACAGCTACCTACACCCTTCCCGCAGACACGGTAGACCTTCTTGAGCACGTTATTCGCACGGGAGCAGGCAGCTCCGCCACCCAAGCTGACCTGACCATTACCCGCATCAGCGTTTCTACCTACGCCACGATTCCAAACAAGCTGGCTCAAGCACGTCCTATTCAGGTGTGGATTCAACGCCTTCAGCCCGCTCCCCAAATTACCGTGTGGCCTGTTCCCGATGCAAGCCAGACGTACACGTTCGTGTACTGGCGCATGAAACGCATTGATGACGCTGGCACTGGCGTGAACACGATGGCTGTACCATTCCGCTTTATCCCCTGCATGGTGGCGGGGCTGGCGTACTACTTGGCTATGAAGGTGCCCGGAGGGCTGGAACGCCTGATGGTGCTCAAGCAGCAGTATGACGAGGCTTGGCAGTTGGCTGCGGACGAAGATCGTGAGAAAGCCGCTGTACGGTTCGTACCCCGCCAGATGTTCATTGGAAGCGGTACGTAAGTGGGCAATCGGTTTTCCTCTGGTAAGAACTCAATTGCCGAGTGTGATCGTTGTGGCTTTCGGTTTAAGTTGACACATTTGCGCCGAGAGACTGTCAAGACAAAGATACGCGAGATTTTGGTTTGCTCGACATGCTGGGACCCAGACCAGCCGCAGTTGCTGTTGGGTATGTACCCAATTGACGACCCGCAAGCCGTGCGTAGCCCGCGACCAGACCGAAGCTATGTGGCTTCTGGACTCTTGGCAAACGGCTACCAAGGCGAAGGCAGTCGGAATATTCAGTGGGGCTGGGCACCAGTTGGCGGCTCTAGGCTTTTTGACGATGCTCTAACGCCAAATCTATTGGCATTAGGCGTGATAATTGGTACAGTAACGGTTCAAACGACATAAGGAGTCGATCATGGCATTCAAATCAGCAGCCAACGGCATTGCCTCAAAAGGCAAAACAAAAGGCCGCAACCTCGGTGATAGCGGCCCGTCTCTGGCTGTTCAAAAAGGCGGTAAAGGCGGCTCTGGCGGCAAGACCGATGCGGACATGCTCAGTATGGGCCGTGGGTTGGCTAAAGTTGCAAACCAAAAGCGAGGCTAATTATGGCGACCAAAGTAAACAACCTTCAAGCCGCTGCATACGCCAAGCCGCACACCATGTCCGGTAAATCTGTGACGGTGGAAGAGAACCCCGGCAAGATGCCAAACTTGAGCAAGACGGATACGCTGGACATCAGCGTTGGGAATCTGAGCAAGACCGCTGGCAACGAGACGACCAAGACCGCTGGTACCATTACTCGCGGAAATGGCGCAGCCATCAAGGGCATCACCGCCCGTGGCCCAATGGCTTAACTAGGGTTTACCCTTGACTTACACCGAACTTGTAGCAGCTATACAGAGCTACACCGAAAACCAGTTCCCAACTACGTATCTGGCGAACGGGTCTACCGTGTCCAGCACAACGCAGATCAACTTGCTTATCACGCAGGCGGAGCAGCGCATCTACAACTCGGTGCAGTTTCCTGCAATCCGCAAAAATCAGTACTCGGCAATAACAGCAAACAACAAGTATGTATCTTTGCCAAACGACTTTTTAGCCGTGTATTCGCTGGCTTTAGTGACAGGTGTTACCGGGGCAAATTTAGACACTGGTACGTACGAATATTTGCTCAACAAAGATGCTAACTTTATTCGTCAGGCGTACCCAACTCCAAACTCCACGGGCGTGCCAAAATATTACGCTTTGTTTGGGCCAACCATCGTCAGTTCGGCAATTACAAACGAGCTATCACTCATCCTTGGCCCAACGCCTGATGCGGCGTACTACGTAGAGTTGCACTATTACTACTACCCTGAGTCGATCACAGTCGCCTCCAGCGGGCAAACATGGCTGGGCGACAACTTTGATACGGTCTTGCTGTATGGTAGCTTGGTCGAGGCGATGACGTACATGAAGAGTGAAGCCGATCTTGTTGCGCTGTACAACGCCAAGTACGCCGAAGCAGTTGCGTTGGCTAAACGTCTCGGAGATGGGCTTGAGCGCGGGGATGCGTACCGTGATGGGCAGACCAAACTGCGGGTTAACACATGACCATAGCCCAGACATCCACGACCAGCTTCAAGGTGGAACTGCTTCAGGCGGTTCACAACTTTGGCCCAACCTCGCCCAACACATTCAAGATTGCCCTATACACGGCGGACTCAAATATTGGCCCGGGCACGACTGTATATACAACAAGCAATGAGGTGGTTGGCACGGGCTACACAGCGGGGGGCAACACACTTGTCATCTCCACAAGCCCGACCTCGGGGGATAATAACCTGAACGTGCCCACTACCTATGTTAGCTTTACTAATTCGTCTTGGGCTAGCTCGTCGTTTACGGCTCGCGGCGCTCTGATCTACAACAGTACGCAGGGCGACAAGTCGGTAGCGGTGCTGGATTTTGGCGCGGATAAAACTGTGACCAACACTACTTTTGAGATCGTGTTTCCAACTGCCAACGCTTCTAGCGCAATCGTACGAATTTCATAGGGGCCAATATGCTTGTAACTACTACCAAAGGCGATATGGACGACTCTCTGCTTGAAAAGCGAGAAGGAACCGTGGATAATGAAAACGAGTTGACTACTTGGGTTGAGTATTGGTTTGGTCAAGAACTTGTCCATCGCTCTGCACATGTGACCTTAAAAAAAGCGCCTATTTTTGCTGGCGCTGAAACCGCTTCTTTTGCTTAAAGGATAAACCGTGGCAAATACCCAATCAATGTGTACATCGTTCCTTGGTGAACTGATGTTAGGCCAACACCAGCTTGGTGCATCAACTATTGTTAGTCGTGGAAGTTTGACCGCTCCCACCACAGACACGCTTAAAGCAGCACTGTACTTGGCATCGGCAACAATCAATGCCGCTACCACTGTGTACACGGTAACAGGTGAAGTTTCAGGTACAGGCTACAGTGCTGGTGGCGTAACGGTAACGAATGCCACGGCTCCTACCTCTACCAACAGTTCCGCTACTGCTGGTGTGGGTTACTGGACTCCTTCAGCTTCACTCACCTATACCACCGTAACACTGTCTACGGCGTTTGATACCGTGTTGTTGTATAACTCGACCCAGAGCAACAAGGCCATCAGTGTCCATACGTTTGGTTCACAGACCATTACGGCGGGTACGTTTTTACTGACAATGCCTGCAAATACAACCGCAGCGGCGTTAATTCGCTTGGCAACAACCTAAGCGGGGGCGGCGCAAGCCGTAGACCATGTTTGGTATATCCGCATTTTCACAAGCCCCGTTTTCGGCTCTTGGTGAAAGCGTAACTGCTGTCGCCCTTACGGGCGTGTCCGCGTCTGGAAGTGTTGGTACTGTTTCTCGCGGAGATACGTCCCTTGATCTATCAGGTGTAGCGGCTTCCGGTCTTGTTGGGACGATGATCTACAACGAGTCGGATGTAACGACTGGCGATGTGGCTATAGGGTCGGTTGGCACAGTAGCCCCTGCTATTTCGAATGCTCTTACGGGAGTGGTAGCTTCAGGGCTTGTAGGTACAGTCGCATTTGTTAGAGGAGCAGAGATAACCGGGAATTTGGCAAGTGGAGGCGTTGGGTCGGTTGGATTTTCAAAGTCTTTTGCGTTGTCTGGAGTTCAAGCCTCGGGTGCAGTTGGAACTGTGATTCCCGTTTATTGGATTTTGGTAGATGACAGTCAGACCGCAAACTGGCAAAATGTTAACGACGCTCAATCTTCTAGCTGGACGTTGGTAAGCACTTAAGACAGACTAAGGATATATATGGCGCTCGTCGTTGCAGACCGGATAAAAGAAACTACTACCACGACAGGTACTGGAACAGTGACGCTTCTTGGCGCATCAACTGGGTTTCAGTCTTTTGCGGCAGTTGGTAATGCCAACACCACCTACTACGCTATTGTGGCCCAAACAGGTACTGAGTGGGAAGTTGGGATTGGTACATACACCTCTTCGGGCACAACTTTAGCCCGAACAACGGTGCTGTCAAATAGTTCCGCAACACAACCTTCCGCGTTAAGTTTTTCAGCGGGCACAAAAGATGTATTCGTCACCTACCCAGCGGGCAAGACAGTCACAACGGATACGTTGGCCTTTCCCCCAGCCATTGGTGCAACAACCCCGGCTGCGGGGGCATTCACCACTTTGGCTGCTTCAAGCACAGCAACCTTGTCCGGCCTAACTGCTTCTACGGCTCTGGCGCTCGACGCAAGTAAGAACATAGTCAGTGTCACCAATACAGGTTCTGGAAGTAATGTACTGGCTACCAGTCCAACTTTGGTTACGCCTTTGCTTGGTACTCCCACATCAGGTGTAATGACCAACGTCACAGGTTTGCCATTGACCACTGGGGTAACGGGAACCCTAGGGGCGGCAAACGGCGGTACTGGCGTAGCAAACAATGCGGCAATGACTGTCACTGGTTCTGGCAACTTTGCGTACACACGGACGCTGACAAGCACAACAAACGTCACATTCCCCACTACGGGAACTTTAGCAACGCTTGCGGGTACAGAGACTTTTACCAATAAGACTCTTACCAGCCCCGCCATTACCAACCAGCTTGCCACAACCATTCGTGAAACCATCACTGTTTCTGCAACTGCCTCTACTGGCACGATTAACTTTGACGCATCAACTCAAGCGGTTCTGTACTACACGACCAATGCAACGGGTAACTTCACGCTGAACTTTAGAGGCACAAGCGGCATATCCCTAAACACTCTGATGAACACAGGCGAATCTTTGTCGCTGACATTCTTGTCAACGCAAGGCGCTACGGCGTACTACAACTCAGCAGTGACCGTTGACGGCAACTCTGTGACTCCGAAATGGCAGGGCGGCACAGCCCCGACAAGCGGCAACGCAAGCTCTGTTGATGGCTACACCTACGTGATTATCAAAACAGGCAGTGCCGCTTTCACAATCTTGGCATCGCAAACAAAATTTGCTTGAGGATAAAAGATGCCTCGTTTATCAAAAATTGGTGCAGCCGCTCTTGCCGCCTTCGGGTGGACAGGTGGTGCAGCGCCTGTCAGTGTTAGTTACTTAGTCGTTTCTGGCGGGGGTGGTGGAGGTGGTCAAGGTAATGCTTCAGGGGCAGGTGGTGCTGGTGGTTTGCTTACTGGGACAAGTTCTCTTAACCCTACGCTTACTTATACGGTAACCGTTGGCGCTGGGGGCGCAGGTTCTACATCTTCATCTGCAAATGGCTCAAATGGTTCAAATTCCGTATTCAATACCGCCACATCAACTGGCGGCGGTGGCGGCGCATCGGGAGGTGTCACTGGTGTTGGTAACACTGGCGGTTCTGGTGGCGGCGGCGTTGGTGGACTTTCCGGCAATGCTGGTGGTGCTGGTACTTCAGGCCAAGGCTTTGCTGGCGGTGCTGGATTAACCGATGCCGTAACTTACACAGCAGGTGGTGGCGGCGGCGGCGCTTCCGCAGTTGGTGCAAACGCTGCTTTTCAAGTTGGCGGCAATGGTGGTGCGGGTACTGTCTCCAGCATTAGCGGCACATCTGTAACCTATGCTGGTGGTGGCGGCGGCGGTTGCAATAATAGCTACACGGCTGGAACTGGCGGCTCTGGCGGCGGCGGTAATGGTAGTAATAGTGCTGCTGCTGGCTCAAACGGAACTGCAAATTTAGGCGGTGGCGGCGGCGGTTCGGGAAACGGAAACGGAGGCGCTGGCGGCTCAGGTGTAGTCATCATCTCTTATGTTGGTTCACCAAAGTTTACTGGTGGAACAGTTACATCAAGCGGTGGAAACACCATTCACACGTTCACATCAAGTGGTTCTTTGACGAGCGGCGTGTCTGTTGACTATTTGGTCGTTGGCGGTGGCGGTGGCGGTGGTGGTGCATCCACTGTGGGAAATGCTGGTGCTGGTGGTGGTGCTGGTGGATTTAGAACTGGCACATCCGCATTTAGTTTAGCTACCCCATACACAGTAACAGTGGGGGCTGGTGGTGCGGGTGGTGCTGGCGGTGGTGCGTCAACAGGTTACAACGCAACCAATGGTTCAAATTCTGTGTTTGATACCGTCACTTCTGCTGGCGGTGGTTATGGTGCTTGCTACAACGCAACTTCAGCAGTAAGTGG